TTATTTGTTTAATATTTCTAAATTATGTTCCCCAAATATCAACTTTAGTACTTGATCTTTTTTATCTTTTCTGAGTTTAATTTGGAGAACTGCCTCAATAGGTTCTTTATTATCATTCCTGTCTTCTGCTTTTACATATTTATTAGGATATGTAAATACGTCTATTATCTCCATTCCAAGATTAGTTGCAAAATTTGAAATCTGCCAAATGCTAATTTGTACTTCTCCATTCAAAATTTTACTCATTTGAGATGCAGAAGTACCCACAAGTTCAGATGCAGCAACTTGGGTAATTCCTTTATCCATAATTATTTTACGGATATTTTCCACGACGGGATGCATTGGAGTTTCTTTTTTCTTTTTCATGTTTCAATATATGAATTGATTATCAGAGTTTTATATAATTATATGAAATTGTATTTCAATTTATTCAATTAAATGTTTCATAATTTGAAATATTATATATATGTTTGCGGACGTAAATCATAAAGATACAAAGGTAAGCGATGAATAAACAAATGACAATAGCGAAAAAACGCTATTCTTTTAAAAAAGCATATGAAAGGGTGCCATTAGGGCAGATTGAAAGTTTAAAAAAAGAACTGTATAGTGTCTTTAGTATCAATAATCGAACCTCTTGGTACAATAAACTTAAAGGTATAACTTCTCCCAGCATAGAAGTAGTTGAAGCTGTTGAGACTGTATTTCTAAAATATGGTATTGAAAATTGTTGGGAAATTACAGAGATCAAATTATGAATCGTAATGCCATTCTAAGTAAACGTCAAAAACAGTTCATCGAACGTATTGCCTGGGGAGCTTCTTATAAAGAAGTAGCTGATTTCTTCCATGTGAGTTGGAGCACTGTTGACAATACTCTCCGAAATGCAAAAACAAAATTAGGTTTAAGTAAAGTGACTGAGTTGGGGGCATGGTGGTTCTGCACTAATTACGGAATTAGTTTTGATCTATCTCCTATTGCCAGGCAATGTACAGCAGGAGTTATCTTACTCTTGTTTTCCCTTGGAGAAGTGACAACAGTAACAAATATATCATATACCATGCAAAGAGTAAGAAGACCACGTACAGAGTATCGCATCCGCCGACACGAAACTTCTATATATCAACCATATATTATTAACTAAAAGCACATATAAGGAATGTGCCCGGTGCGAATCCGGTTATATGTTATACTTTATTTTCTCAAGCATAGAAGTTTAATTGATTTATTCATTTTTAATGCCGTGTGAAAGGACACACGTAGGGTTAAAGCCCCTGGTTAGGGATTTGTTACACAAAAGAGCCGGGATGTGAATCCCGGCAAAATGGGCCTGATGTAAGGAGGCATATCAATGTAAAATCATTGAAGCCGGGTTCGATTCCCGGAAGCCCACACTAATTTTGATCATTATGAAAACAGTACATTCATCACCAAGCCTGTCTCCAAGTGGAACAAAGAGACAGAAAGCTAATCTATTTACAAACGAAAATCCGGAAGCTATCGCACAAATGCGCATGCAGTCTGCACAAAAAGAGCAGCATAAGGTCATGGTTCGCCTTGATAACCGCACACATGTACTTGTTGCTCCGCAAAATATAACTCCTGAGTACATAGAAATGCTGCGAAAAAAATATCAAGTTACCTACAATGCTCCAGCTCGAGGAGGAAGAAGGTAATCAAGCTGGAAGAACTTGAAGCCAGACGGGAAAGGTTAGTTAATAGTATTGCTAAACTCGATCTAAAAATCGAAGAGCAAAAAGAGAAAATAGCCCAATACTACAGGAAACAGGGAATTAACGTATAACTAAGAAAGATATGAATAGATCAACTAATAAATATCGCCATAAATGGGTAGAGTCTTTTGATGCTCCATTTACCTATATATGTAGTAAGTGTGGTAAGCATAAGATTAAAGAGACCATGTACACTGCGACTTACTATGATGAGAGTATGAATCCGCTTGGCAGTAAATCACCAGAGTGCGTTAGTAAACAAAGGAAGCAAATCATGTTCAAAGAACCAGAAGCAAAATTAAGTGCATTAAAGAAAGGGGATTGCTTTATGTTCAATCGGCAGGCATACATAGTAAAGAGAATCTTTTGGGAGGATTTAGAACTGTTTAAACGTAAAGTTTATGTGTGTAGAATGAAGTTTGACGATCACGATACTCATTTCCTGCCTGATGAAGATGTTTATCGTATCTCACGTGGTTTGTATGACATTCTCGTACAAACCGATAAAGAGGAATAATTAAACTAATAACAAATCAGAAATGAATAAACAACGTCGTAAAAAAGTAGAAGGTGTATTCGATCAACTTCAAGCTATGATTATGGAACTGGAAGAAATTCGAGATGAAGAACAAGATGCTTTTGATAATCTTCCTGAAGGAATACAAGAATCAGAAAGAGGTGAGCAAATGGAGGAATATATATCACAAATGGAGAGTGCCATTGATGATATGGAGAATGCTAAGAGTAGTCTTGAAGAAGTTTTTAATTCATAATGAAACAATAAGAAAGGAAAAACTATGTTTAAAGATATAATCGAATTAGACAAACAAGTCGTAGACCGGATCGTAGATAAGGTCCACGAAAACGATTTTGAAATTGAGATGGAAATGGGAGTTGTAAAGGACGGTATGGTTAAAGTCCTCTTCCTCTATAAAGATCCGGAACTTCTGCAGAGCGTGATAAACGAATCCGTTACTGAAGAGTACGATCTCCCATAAACAGTCCTCTGCCAATCCATTGTAAATGGTTTCATTTGACCCCGAATCAATGAAACAGAACTGATCATGTAACTAATCCCTTGAACTATGTATTTTAATGATGATGAGATAAGACGTATCAAAGATGCTGCCACAGGACATTTGCTTGATGTTGCACAAGACTTCCATGAACTCAAACGCTCCGGAGTGAATTACAATTGCGATTGTCCCCGGTGCAAAGCCGCAAAGAAACTCTCAATTAGTCCGGCCAAACAAATCTTTAAATGCTTTGGATGCAATGAATTGAAAGGTGGAGATTCGGTTTCTTTCTTAATGTCCGCTGAAGGAATGACTTTCAATGATGCTCTTGAATACCTTGCCAAAAAATTCAATGTCATTCTCGATCAACGTCCGGCCATCAAGAAACAGCCGGCAAAAAAGATGAAAAAAAGCAGCAAGGCTGCCAAAGGTATCGATGTCGACAGTTATTGTGCCAGGATGTTGGCTGAATCAGGTCTTACCTTTGAGGATGTCACAGCAAAGGTATATAAGACAGGAGATACACAAAGTATATTCGAACAACGTACTTTCCGTCCTGGTACCATTGATGAACGAGGAATGTTAACCACTAAGGGAGATGATGTCATCATTGAATATTATGATCTGGAAGGAATGCCGGTTGTCTTCACCCGGAAAGATAATAAAAGAAGGGACGTTGGTACTCCTCAAGAATATTATCGTATCAGATGGCAGTTTCCGGATGCCCACCTTGATAAAGAGGGTAAACCTTACAAATACAAATCCCCGCGTGGCAGCGGTACTCCGATCTATATTCCGGAGCGCATACGCAGTCTCTATAAATCAAAGACAAAGATACCCCGTCTCTATATTCAGGAAGGTGAAAAGAAAGCGGAGAAAGCATGTAAGCACGGCATTCCCTCAATCGCAGTCAGCGGTATACAGAATCTCGGTCTTTACGGTGCCCTTCCGGAAGACCTGGTGAAGATCATCTCTACCTGTGAGGTACAGGAGGTTGCTTTTATCTTTGATTCGGACTGGGACGATATCAGCTCCAATATCCGGATCAATGATCAGGTCGAAAAGCGTCCCCGCTGTTTTTTCTATGCAGCAAAAAATTTCAAAGAATATATGCGTTCTCTCAAGAACCGGAACATCTTCGTTGAAATATTCGTCGGACACATTAATAAGAACGAAGCAGGAGACAAAGGCCTTGATGATCTGCTTGCAAATTCTCTGCGTGGAAAAGAAGAAGAGCTGGCCGCCGATATCGAGTTTGCATGCAATGAAAAGAAAGGTTTGGGCAAATATATTGAGATGTTCAAGGTAACTACCTGGACAGATCATAAATTGCAAGAATTATGGGGACTCCACTCTCATGAAGTCTTTGCCGAGCGTCATGCCGACCTCCTGCGTAACCTGCCGGAGTTCCTATTCGGCCGATATCGATGGAAATTCGACGAACATGGAAAAGTAATCTTGGCACAACCTTTTGACGATGATGAAAAGTTCTGGAGAGAAGTCACTAAATATGATCGTAGCCAAAATGAACGTATTGAATACGAGTTCTGCTATGTCAACTCACAAAACTTCTTGCAAAACAGAGGATTCGGACGTCTGCGGAGAATTGATAAGAGTTATCAGTTCATTCACCTTGAACCGCCTGTTGTTCGTGCTATCGATGCCTCTGATGCCCGTGACTACCTGTTTCAGTTTGCCAAGCATAATTGCAAGACTGAGGTAAATGAAATGTTGATTAAAGGCGTGTCTCAATATGTGGGTCCGGACAAGTTATCCCTGCTTGAGTTCATTCAGCCCAATTTCGTTAAGCCCAACCGGGAATCCCAGTATTTCTATTTTGATAAAAATTGCTGGCTGGTCACAAGAGACTCTGTAAGCGAACTCGGTTACGAGAATATCACACACCACATCTGGGAAGAGCAACGTAAAATGACACCGGCCAAATATCTGGGTAAACCGTTGGTTACTTTTAGCCGGCAAGACAACACATTTATTTATGAACTTTCAGAGGCCGGTAAGAAATCCCATTACCTCCAGTTCCTGATCAACACCAGTAACTTTACCTGGCGAAAATCTGCTGAAGAAATAGAGCCGGAAGAAGAGAATGAAAATCGTATCCATCTCCTTAGTAAACTGTGTGCAATCGGATACATGGTTATGGAAGCGAAAGACAATAATGTGGCCAGAGCTGTCATCGGCATGGATGGCAAGCAATCTGAAGTAGGAGAAAGTAATGGCCGTTCCGGGAAATCACTTGTAGGGGAATTGATGCGTAATATCATTCCTACAGCCTATATCCCCGGAAAACGCTCTGATCTTTTTAATGATCAATTTGTATGGAATGACATTCAGGAAAACACTAAACTCGTTTTTATTGACGACGTGTTACAAAACTTCAACTTTGAATTTCTGTTCCCCAACATTACCGGGGATTGGTCAGTAAATTATAAAGGAGGTAGAAGGATCACTTTACCATTTGCGCGATCACCCAAAATGTATATTGCTACCAACCATGCCATCCGTGGCAGTGGTTCAAGTTACACGGACCGCCAGTGGCTACTTGCATTCTCCGATTTCTATAACGATACCCATAAGCCGGTTGACGACTTCGGGGTCCTCTTCTTCTCGGAGTGGGATTTTGAACAATGGAATCTTACCTGGAACCTGTTGGCCAATTGCGTCCAATTGTATTTGACTTATGGCGTTGTCCAGGCTCCCGGCGAAAGGTTAGAGCAAAGAAAGCTGCGTCAGGAAATGGGTGAAACCCTCATCTCCTGGGCTGATGAATACTTCTCCGGAGAAGAACATCTCAATGTCCGTTTACCCCGGAAAGATTTATATGACGCATTTTGCCAATACGACAATCAGCAACGAAAGTTTGTATCACCAACCGCATTTAAGAAGAAATTTATAATGTATTGTTCTTGGAAAGGTTATGTATTCAATCCTCACAAATATGACAGTATAACCGGGAAACCTTTTCAAGTCGATAAGGACGGGAAGGCGGTTGTAGATGATAAATCCGGAGGTGTAGAGTACTTTACGGTAGGAACCGGAGCCCAACCTATCCCGAAAGAAGATAATAGCCGGTTACCACAACCGACAGGTAAACTCGTTTTCTAACTTAAACATAAAAACAATGAGTGTAAACAAATGTATTTTTATCGGCAACATGGGACGTGATGCCGAGGTCCGTACCACTGAAACCGGCATCAAAGTAGCCCAATTTTCTATTGCATGTACAGAGCGTGCTTATACAAACAAAGCCGGTCAAACGATTCCGGAGAGAACCGAATGGATACCCGTCGTAGCCTGGAGGGGATTGGCGGAAACCATTGAGAAGTACACCCACAAAGGAAGCAAACTGTATATTGAAGGCAGATTCACAACCCGGAAGTATGAAACAAATGACGGCCAGAAACGAACCGTTTCTGAAATCGTAGCCGAAAGTATTGAAATGCTCGATCCCAAGCGGGATGCTCCCCCACTCCCTCCGGAACCCGAGCAGAAATTGAGTTATAATCCATAAAATGACATACCATGAACCTATCTTCTTTTAAACTGACCAATATTAACGAATTGATATCCGTATACAAAGAGAATCCGGAGCGCTTTAATCGCTTTTATAACGCAGTGTACCTGCTGCTGGATGGCATTCCGGAATGCGGAAGTATTCGTGTAATGGATCACTGTGAGGCGTCCTCCTATGACTTGTTTATAAAGTGTGCATGTTGGATTATTCAGGAAGAGACGGAACAGAAAGAGTTGACGGATGCATTACTTGAGTTTTCGGATGATTATACAATTATTCACCGGTGCGCGAAGTTCGTAAAATCCAAATCCTGGGTTCATTTCTACTCACGACGATAGGAGTATATTATCCCAATTTATTACCCTATAAAGATACGTCTTTTATTTGATATACACAACATTATAATGATAAAAAAAGAGAATAAAATATTCGTAGTCATATCTCCTGATCCCGTCGAGCGTGAGCAGTTGATCGCACGCCTGGCCGTTCGTTTAGGTTTTGCCAAGATTCCGTCCGATGCACTCAAGATCATAAGCAAGGACATTTATTCCTTTGACCTGGCAACTGCATATTTTGTGCTTTGCAGTAACTATCATTTCCGGGGTTCTATCGTCACAACACAACGGCTGTATGAGCTTGCAGCAAGAGGTATATGTGTTTGTGTAGGTGTGAAGTCACTGCCCCGTGAGTACGAGTTGTTATCTCAGGTGTTTTATCCGAATGATTTGCGATAGCACAAGTCGAAACATTTATCCGGCCGCGGTACGCATCAGCGTATCGCGGCTTTGTTTTTGGGGGTCGTTCCCCCTTTACCCCCTTTTGCTTAGAAGAAGGTTTTGAACAACTGTGCCTGAGACGAAGTAAAGCTGGCAACAAGGTGTCTATATATTATTTTTATTTTTTCTTTCTTCTGTAAAAAAGACTACCTTAAAAATATAGAATATTTTTGTGCTTTCGTGCAGACAGGTGCAATTCGGCATTTATTACACTATAAATCAAATATTTAAACAGAGCACAAATTTCGTACAAAAACGTACGTCTCGTACTAAATTGCACAAAATTGTATTTTGTACGCACAATGTATCAATCGTACAAAAACGTACCATGTTTCGTACGGACATAAACCAATTATAATCAACACATTATGTGATAAGACTGCACAATTTACACAGTTGCACAAAAAAGGAGTACCGTTTTTGCAAGGGGGATTAGTTTGTTCCGGTAAGTCTTGTTTATGTCCGTAAAACTTTGTATATTAGCGTAAACCATTCTATGACCTAAATGATAACTACCAAAATCGAAGTTCCCCCGCATCTATGTGAGTATATCCGCGGCAAATACTGTAACCTGACCTCTGATCCGGTCCGTTTCCCCGATAACCTGAATATCTATCACGTGATATTCGACCTTCTCCAGAAGAGACCGTCGGAAGCTCCGGTTGATCGTGGTAATTTAGAAATCTGTCTGCCTGAACGAAGTATAGGCAAATCCCCAGTGACCTACAACTATTTAGGGCTTCGCTCCCAGGTAATCATTTCCCGGAAAATAGAATTGATGATGTGGGCGGAGTTGCATGAATACCTGGACGAACAGAAGCACCGGTACGGAATCAAATACATTGATGGAGTGCAATTCTTCATGCGCAGATATGGAATTGATTCTCTTACGGAAGAAGCTTTTCTCAAACACTACCAGCGTTGGAGGGCAAAAGTGAGGAGAAAAGAAAAAAGGAGCTATAAAAAGCGAGAATAATTCATCGAGTAAGCGTAGTTAAATGTCCTTTTTTTGAGTGAAAAATGTTCGAAAAGAGAGAATCACAGATAGCATATTGTAAATCAACAGAATATGAATACAAACAATATCGGAGGAGTCATTCAGGCAGATTTCCTGTTCACGGATGAAATAAGTTTATTTTCAGTCATCAATCACTCAGCCGTTATCAGCCTTCACCGGCCCAATACCTGGAGAAACCTGCCTATCACCTATATGGGAGTTTCTCCAGATGTGGAAGCGGACGACACTCAAGCCGGTACGCTATACAAACAGACCCTTACCATCCGCCTGAAACGCACAGGACTGACAGATTCAGAACTTCACATCCTGCGGACTATCAATGTACGTGGTTGCGTAGTAAGATGCAAGGATGCGAATGGCAATATCCGATTGTATGGAAGCAAAGAGTACCCGCTTCTGGGAACCGTGATAGAGAAAACAGGAACCAAGGCCTCCGACCTCTCCGGAATTGAAGCCATTTTTTCCGGAAAAGGCGCCTATCCTCCACTACCTGTTACAGAGTTATAACCGTCCTTCGGCATCATTATATATAGCCGTATCATTGCAACAAAATAAGTGCAATGAGCCAAAAACGCATCATCTTATCAGATTCATCACTCAACCGGTACGGCTACCGGGTTCTTACTGCAGGACTTCTTCTTGAAGCTTTCATTGACAACCCAGTCATGCTGTATGGGCATTTCCGTGATGAAGGATCACCCCTATGGTGTGATTACAAAGCAATCGGATATTGGGACGATATCAAGATAGAGGACGACGTGCTTTCTGCTATTCCTGTTTTCGACAAGGTAGACGATTTATCGAAGACCATTGCCGCGAAATACGAAGCAGGGACCTTACGGGCCGCAAGCATTGGTATACGTATCCTGGCCACATCCTCCGAAAAAGAATATCTGCTTCCGGGACAAACACGCGAAACTGTTACCAAAGCAGAAGTCATGGAGGCTTCCATCGTGGATATCCCGGCCAACTCCCATGCCGTGCGCTTATACGACCGTTCCTCCTCCGTTTTACTGGCAGCGGGTATGGACACGAATATTGTGCCAGCATTAACAATCCCAAAAGAAAAGGCAATGAATTACAAACCATCATGGACCGGCTTCCTCTCTTTCCTGGGAATTTCAAAAGATAAAGCGGAAACCACCGAACTGTCTGCTGAAAACCTGGACTCTATCCATGCTGAAATGGAACGATTAAAGACAGAGAACGCTACTCTTGTACAGGCTAAGACCGATATTGAAGAGAAACTTAACTCTGCCAACGCGAAGATTACAGAGCTGAACGGTTCTACATCCGGCAAGGATAACGAGATTAGTACTCTCAAGAACTCTATCACTGAGAAGGATTCTAAAATCACCCAACTTGAAGAGCAAGTGAAGAATCTGAAGAACGGTCCTACACCGGGGCATGCCGGTCTGACTCCTGAACAAGAGCCTGAAGGTAGCGGAACCCAGGAAGAGTTATCTGCTTTTTGTGACCAGAACGCAGGAAACTATCAAGCCATCACCGAGAAATTAAAAGCTGAGGGCCTGTATTAATAACCTAAACTTTAACTATTAAAAAGTCTATTCAAATGGCTGCAAATAAACTAATTGATGTCTCTAAACTGAACGAAGCACTGGTCATTTATGACCAGGCACTTCGTGCGCTGCCGTTTGCCACCCTCACCGAAGTGGCAAACCTACTGAAGCTGAATGTTATGGACCTGCAAGGCAAACACGCACGTATCAACGAGCGTCGTCGTGCCGGTGGTACGCAATCGTATAAAATCGGAAAGAACTTCGGACTGGTCGATAAACTCTTAGGTTACGAACCCTCAGTCATCGAGCCGAAAGATGTTGTCTGCATCACCAAAGAAAACTCCCAGAAGTACGATGATAACGAACTGCTGATCATCGGTGGCACTCCGGTAAGCAACACTACAAAAAAACATCCGATGGAAACCAAGGTTGCATTTACCCTGGTACGTTCGCATCTGGAAGATATCGTATATAGCCTGTTCTCTGCCGAACGGGATGAAGATTCCAACTCACCCGGCGGGGCTTTCGATGGTATTTATACCAAGATGGACATGCTGATCACTCGTGGCGATGTAAATGCGGCCCGTGGTAATTTCGCTATTTCCGGAGAGTTTGCCGCGCCAACATCAGATACAGATTATGCAGCTTACGAGAATCTGGTGGAATGGATCGGAGGGGCAAACACCTACCTTCGTTCTTCAATAGGCGGTGTACCACAGCTTTTGTGTGCTGAAACCGTTTTGAAAGCTGCCCGTTCAGCATTACGTAATAAGTTACGCATGCAGGAATATCCTTCCATGCAACGCATGCTTGAACTCTTGCGGGAAGACGCCATGTGTCCGAACCTGATTGTCTCCTCCCACGAAGCTTTGGGCCAAGGTTCCAGGCTGACCCTTCAGAAAGTTGGTAACATAGACGTGGCGTTCAATACTCAAGCGGCTTCTAAATTCTGCCAGATACGTGATATTTACGAGGACCCGAACGAATGGCAGTTCTGGTTGCAGGCAGGATACGATACACGTATCAATGACTGGCATGAGAAAGTCTTCCGCTGTAACGAGCAGAAGAACGAATCTCTCGACCTGGCCGGCGACTATTGTAAAACCGGTGGAGTGCAGGTAGCCATCACCGGCACCGACAAAGGCCAATGGAGTATCCAGGGAAAAGTTGCCAAACGCGGTAACGGCCAATGCATCATTGGACTTCCTCCGGGAAAATACACCATCGAGTTCACTGATGCCGATGGCAAGACCAAACCGGCAAATACACAGGTTACAGTTGTTGCCGGTGAAGTAGCCACCGCTACCGGAGCCTATACTTAACTAATCCGGGGGAAGGGACTCTTACCTTCCCCTACATAAACTAAACAATTACCTGATTATGAAACGATTTATTCTTTGCATTTCATGCCTGCTTATCTGCTGCCTGTTCTTGCTTCCGGAAGTACAAGCGGCCATTCCGGATACCGGAAACTGGATCAGCCATCATCTTCTGACATCAGACGGTTTAACCGTTCTGGCTGCCGGCCCGGCATTTGCCCCGTTAAAATGGAATATCGGGCAAAACAACATGGGAGGTTATAAAGGACGGCTGCTCTTTATTCCGTATGACGCTCCTTCAACCGTACCAATGATTCCGGCAAAGCCTACTACGAATGAGGACCTGATTACCGCTTCAGGATCATTCACTTTTCCAAGCGGCGGAACCTATACTCAGCCGATTTACTTGTATTCCACAAAAGGGAAAGTAGGTTATAAAGCGGAAATTCAAGGCGAAACGGACGGAAAATCTTTTAAGCAGACTTTAGAGTTTTTCTTTCCCGGCAATACTCCGGGAATGCATGCTTTCAGTACACTTGTCAAGAACACTCCGGGGTACTTCGTCTTCGAAGATTCCGACGGCCAACAATTCCTGATGGGTAAACCGGGCATGTATGCCGATGTATCACCCTCCTTTGATGGTGGTAAGCTCGCCGCCGATCAGCGGGGAACTGCCTATACAGCCACTTGTGACGCAAATGAATCGGCTGTTGTTTTAGGAACACCAATCGACATGGAAGTCATTGCAGGCCTAAAACCGGCTCCAAGTCCCGGAGGTTAACATAATACATATATTTTATGACAAGAAACGAACAGTTAGAAAAATGGTTGTCAAACCGTCAGCGTACCTACGCTGACGGTATGGAACTCTTTAACGCTTTAGCAAAGGCAAACACCAAGAGCAGCTATGGGAACTATCTTTCCCAAGCACCGGAGAATCCTCACATTTTCGATCCCCACTTTACACAATTAGTCAATATACTGACTAAAATAGCCAGGGAAATAAAAGATGCTCCTTCTGTTTACCCGGCTGCATTCGAAGAGATCCTGATCGTTCAAACACTGAATGACGAACAACGGACTCAAGAAACCGATATCCGGAAAGAGGCAATCGACCGACTCCAAGAGGAGATCGACGGACTGCATAACCGTATCAGCGAACTTGAGAGTGACACGGAAAATCATGCTGACGAACTCTCAGCTTTAAATGAAGAGTTCGAGGAGAAAATGAAAGAGCTCTCCGCTATCCGGGGCGAACTGGATGCCTTGAACACTCCGGGTGTCAAGATCGTAACAGAAGAATCCCTCACTCCTGCCTTACGTAAAGCATACGCCCGTATCAAAGAGATCGCTCCCCTGTACGCCAGTCTCCATAATGATATTGCGAATCCGGATATCCCGGCAGAGGAACGTCACCCCCTCGCAGAAGAACTCTGCAAGTTGGACGACGAACGTCGCAAACTTTGGAAACAGATTGACGATTACGCAGAAGGCAAACAGGCAACCTTAGAGCTTGATGCTAAACGTCCTGAGTATAGTGAAAATGCAGTGGTCAGAGGCTTCGAAATAGCCCGTCAGATCAAACGTCTGAAGCAGAACATTACGAACAGCAAAACAGCCGCAGAGAGGGCCGGGAAAGAGGGAAAGCAGGCTGTTCTGCAGAACGCACTCGACCGGATTGCTAAATACGAAACTGAATTAGCCGCTTTAACGGCAGAATTATCGGCAGAACAAGGTGAAAAGGTTTCAGGATAACTTTCCTTTGGCTTTGTGTCCCGGTTCTATCGAACCGTTCATGCACAAAGGAGACTGGGCAATACATGAAGTGTTGCCCTCTCTTTTATCTGAAATCGGACCGGCGGATATAAGGATCGCTACATTCAGTATCTCAGAGGACAGTTTACGCCCTCTCTTCTTCCTGGCCGATGAGAAAAAAATTACAGGTCTGACCCTCCTGCTCGATACGACGGTAAAACGGCACAAGCTTGACTTGTTACTGTTTGCCTCCAACATCACACCACGCATACGGATTGACTCCTGTCATGCAAAAGTGTTATTGGTGGAAAATGACAAATATCAGTTCGGTATTGCCGGTTCCGCGAACCTGAACCAGAATCACCGCTGGGAAAATGGCTTCTATTTCACTTCCGGAAAGCATTTCAATTACTTCTCGGAAATGTTCGAGCAGGCATATAATCAAGCAATCAGTTACGAAATATTAGAATAGAAATGGAGTTATCAGATGAAACCTTGCAACAAATCAGAGAGATGGCCGCAGCTCTGCTGCCTCCGGCAGAAATCGCCATTCTAATTTCGCTGCCTGCCGGTGAACGTAGCTACTTCTGTGATATTTGCAGAAATCATCATCATTCTCCTATCTACGAAGCATACCATCAGGGACGCCTGCAAACAAAATTCGAACTCCGAAAAACTGTGATCAAGTTAGCCAAGGCCGGAAGTCCGGCGGCCGAGCCACTTGCTGATAAATACATGAAAGAACAAATCATCAACGACTAAATTATGCCGAAAAAAGACACAACCTACGACCGCATCGAACGCTCCCTGTTCAAAGATCGGGGTGAATCCGCTCTCCAGTTATCACCAAAGGAGATGGAAATTAAGAATCGGATGATGCTTTGTGTTAGTAAGAAAATGGAAAGCCCATTAATTGAGGACCAGGAACTCGTTACTTTTCTCATGCACGGATGTGGAGGGCAAGCGGAACCTGTTTCCCAATCACAGGCCTATCGCGATATCGGTATGATCAACCGGCTGGTCGGTAACATCCAGTTAGCGGCCAAATCCTGGTATCGCTACATGATCGTAGAAGGAGGAAAGAAGGCATTTCAACTCGCTATCGACAACGGAGATGCTAAAGGAGCTGCCGCCGCTCTCGACAAGATAGGTAAATACACCCGTTCCGACAAAGACGATGACGCATTCGACTTCAGTCAGCTTATTCCCCCATCTTTTGAACCTTCCGACGATGTGACGACACTTGAGGGTATTGAAGTGATAGACAATCTGGAGCAACGCCGCCAGGAACTCCGCAGCTTATGCAAAGATATGTTGACCAAACAGGCGACAGATATTCAAACCATTGAAGAGGAGGATATTGAAGAATGACAGCCCAAGCCTCTCCCATACCATCGGCGTACGAACTCCGGATGAAACAGGCCAATGTGATACGGAAGTTCTTCAACAAAATGCAACGCCAGGCAATGGCTATTGCCGCACATGACGAATACATCGTTGCATCGCGTGGTACCGGTAAGTCAGAAGGTATCGACGCCCGCTTCATTCTCAGAAACGTCTGGGAAATGCCCGGTTCATTGGGTGGAATGATCTCTCCCAGTTACGCCAAGGCATGGGGGAATACCCTTCCGGCTATCTGTAAAGCACTCGCCGAATGGGGATACATTCAAAATATCCATTATGTCGTTGGCCATAAAGCACCACCTTCCATGGGCTTTGCCAAACCTGTCCGTCCGGTACTCGGAGACGGATGGAGTAATGCTTTCCATTTCTGGAATGGCACGGTCATGGTTATTCTTTCCTTTAATCAAGGGATGTCCGCAAACTCCATGTCGCTTGACTGGGTGATAGGGCCGGAGGCAAAGTTCCTTTCCTATGACAAGATAAAGAACGAGGTCAATCCGGCCAACAGGGGAAACCGGCAATATTTCGGGCACTGTCCTCACCATCACAGCGTATGTTACTCAACGGACATGCCCGGATCATCCATGGGACGTTGGATTCTCGACAAACAGGAAGAGATGCAGCCCCCACATATCCAACTCATTCGCAACCTGTATAAAGAACTTCAGGATTACAAACGTAAACCGCTGACCGAACACACCATGCGGATGATCCGGGAACTTCAACGTGATCTTGACATAGCCCGGAAGTTTCAGCCTGCACTCAAACCGAATGATAAGAAAAAACGGGAATACACTGTATTTTATGGTGAATATGATGTCTTTGATAACCTTGAGGTCCTGGGAGAAGACTTCATTTGGCAGATGCAACGTGATTCTCCCCCGTTGGTATGGCGTACCGCCTTCCTGAACGAACGGCTGATGAAAGTTCCCAATGGCTTTTACAGTGCCCTGGACGACCGCATACATTTCTATCAGCCGGCTGATAACGGAAGGCTGAAGAATCTTGGAAGTAATTGGAAGCAACTGAGTTCCTGCGGCTGCCTGGGAGACGGTGACCTTGATTTTGACAAAGAACTGCATATTGCATTCGACTCCAATGCGTCAATCTCGACAGCGGTAGTGGCACAACTGGACGGGAATACGATGAAAATCATCAAATCGTTCTATGTCAAAACCCCATCCAAACTCGGAGACCTGGCACAACAGATAGCTGACTATTACCGTCCCAAACTCAATCACGATGTAGTCGTCTACTATGATCATACTTTTACCTGGGAGTCGGGCTCCACAACAGAAACTTATGCGGATATCATTGAACGTGTATTCAAAGAGAACCGGTACACTCCTGCAATGGTATATGTCGGACAGGCACCCAAACATGAATGGAAACACCTCAATATCGATCTCGCATTGAAAGGTGATCCGCAATTCCTGTGGATTCGTTTCAATCTCTATCAAAACGAGTTCCTCAAGATCGCCATGGAGCAAACCGGTATTAAGCAGGGTAAAAACGGTTTTGAGAAGGACAAAACTCCGGAAGGTACTGACGATACTCCGGACAATCCGGATCAATACAAAACACATATTACGGATGCCTTCGACACATTATGGCTCGGCATGAATTTCTACTTCACACGTCCGGGAACCGGCACCGGAGGAATATTTTTCCTCAATCGGAAATAAAATACCGCTTTTCGTAATTGCTAAAATTACGTCAAACAACCGCCATTTCAGGCGTTTAAAATCCCGCCCCCTCTGCCAAAAGAGCAATCGGCGGACTCCGCTTCACCCCGGCGCAGCCGGGCGACGCAAAAGCATTCTCCCCCTCTCTCAAGGTCTGTCAGAGTGCTTTTGCTACCCGCTGTGCCACTTTTTCAATCATTCCAGCACATTACCCGTCTTAAATAAAACAATCTTATTTTTGCTGATTTCCACCTTTACTTTATCTCCTAACTGGAAACCGTATTTTTTTAAATACTCTCCTTTCAAATTAAACCCGATTGTGCCTTTACCATTTTGCGGAAGTCTGACACATTGCAAAACTTTCTCCATATTGCTAACATTTAGGGGTATAACGTACAAAATTGGCGGGAATCATGTTTTTTACCGGCTGTATGATCCCTGTCACCGGTAAAGGCTTTAAATCATCCGCACATGCAGGCGGTTGGTTTATTATTCCGGCTTCCACTTCATAAACGGTCGGTATCTTGGTTACACTATCAACGATAATCAACCAACGATGCCAATATTGATCCGTCAAGGCATTCATGTGCAATACTTCCCCGTTTAAGCTGTTTAGACACAAATTAATGATAGTCATGAGACAGCAGGTATATGAGATATCAATCCCGACAAAAGTCAATGCTCTATCCTTTTGGGCTGCTGATAAAAGGAGTCTTCCGCTACCGCATGCAGGGTCTAATACCCTCCGATCTCCCTGTTTAGGCTGATCATTTACTTTAGGAGCTGTTATCAATTGGTTCATTAATTCACATACCCCAAACGGTGTAAAAAACTGCCCGTTTTGGGCGTTGCTTAAAAACTCTTGAAAATAGTCTCCGAACGGGTCTACCAGTGGTTGCCTGTCCATCTGCATAACAAGTGCGGCAAAAGCCTGTGAAAACAAATCCAGTTCTGTTTTGTCATAGGGCTTTATCGTTTTGAAATAAAGTTCTTCCTTACGTCCCATTGAGAGACAACAAACGACTATTTGCAGAAAGTCATTAAATACCTTTTCCCGTCCGTGTTTTGGGGATAGCTTTTCCAAATACTCACCATAAGTAGTTAAATCATTGTTTTTCATATACCTGCAAATTTGAGAATACAAAACAAATCGGATAGAAATTCATTGGGTCATTATCTTCTCCCTGCGCTTCTTCTACTTGGGTCGTCTCTACTTTCTTAGGTGCACCCCAAAGACATAAGGCATGGGAATCTTTTTTAATACTCCTGCCCTCCTTATTCCACTGTTTCAGCGTTTTAAGTTCGGTATGACCAGACTGTGCGTATATCGCTTTCAGTCCATCGTTTACCGTAGGAATAGCAGCCTCTTTCACCAAAATTTGAAGCGGCTTTGATAAACCTTTTAATATTGTGCGTTTTTCTTGAATTGTTTTTGCAGAATCAAAAATATTTTCCATCTTTGCAGTACGTTAAAAATTAAACTTCGGTTTGATTTTGTTCCCCCTTCATCGGTGCAACGATGTAGGGGGATTTTGTTTTAATTTAGCCGTTCCAATTCTGAACGAATTTCTTCTTCGGTTTTCGCCAAGTGATTATTTAAATCTAACATCCAATCAGATAGCAACTTACCAATTGCAACGGGATTACTTGTAGAAATGGAAAGCCCTTTTGCGTCTACCAAAGTAAGTTGGGCATTATTTTTATCATGTGAGATAGTAAAGCTTTCAAGCTGTTTCCGCTTTTCTCTCACTTCTTGATATTTCTGACGGAGCAGATAAACACGCTCCGCCTTATCGGTCAGTTCATCAATACTTAGACGCTTATTGGGTGCGGCTACTACGGAAGAACTTTCTTTCTTGGAAGTTTGAACGGGAGTTTCAACTTTGGCCGAAACCTGTTCTTTCGTTTCTTCTTCGGTTGGAAGGGATGGCAGCACAATTAGAGGGGCTGTTTCATTCTTCTTATTAGCTACATTACTTAACACTACGGCTTTAGCCTCTGCGCTTTTTGCGCTCGATACATTTTTCATTTTGTTTTACGTTAAAAATTAAACATTTAAGTGATAGGAGTGCAACCCTATCCCCTTTTGATTACATTACAAATATAACACTTTTTTTTCATACACAAAAACATAAATCCTTGTAAAACAGTGTATTAAATACATGCCACAAATAAATATCACACATCACACACAGACGTTTGCTCTCTTGTCTCAAAATTATTTTTCCGACATCCGAATCATTTTTTCAAAAATCAACCCGCATTGGGTCAACAAAGAGATGCTTTTGGGAAGAAAAAGCGTAAACCTATAATTTATGTTAACGAAATTTTAAATCTCAGAAGATTCCCACGGCAAAAAAAATAAAATACTGATTCACAAAGAGAAAAGGGTCTTAAAGGGGAAAAATTTCCCCTTTATCCGTCGGAAGACCACGCACCGCCCTCGGAAAAAGTTTCGCCTCAAACTTTTTTTTCTCTCTTATATGCTGCCCCCCTCCTCAAAAATCATCGCACATGCGATACCGCTCCGGCACATTGTGCCGTTTTTCTGTCCTTTACGTAAGCGCTTGTACACAATACATTTGCAATAAAAAAGCGATGAATGAGATTCTAAATTATATCATGGTCTTTCTCTTCGGCGGCGGTTTAGTCGGAACCGCCACAGCATTTGTCACTATCAAATACACCAAGAAACGTGCAGAAGCTGACGCAATGAAAGCGATGCAGGATGTCTACCAGGAAATGATCACCGATCAAAGAAGTTACATCAACTCACTCAAACAGGATAAAGAAGATAGTGAGGCACGCTGGGAAAATAAAGTTGAAACATTATCCAAACGTATTGAGACTATGGATTTGAAAATCAACGAAAACAATCGTTTGATAACAGAGCTAAAAACCATGAAATGTACCGATTTAATTTGCCAAAACCGTAAACAATGAAACATCATGTATACCTTATCATTTATTTTGCTTGCATTTCAGTTGGTATACTGCTGTGTGCTTGTCGTTCTTCTTCTCTACATTCTAATCAATTCAAAGAGAATGGAACTTTTCAGCATAATTACAATGAACTCAATACCGGTACCGGAACCATTGCCTCACAAGTCAAAACCACTAAAGACGAACACGGTTCATCCTGGAAGATCACGTACCATTTTGACACGACACAAACACCCGATCCCACAACCGGCCTACCCCCGCTATCGGGTATCGAGATTGAAGGGAGCGAAAAACAGAGTAAAACCGCGCAGGAAAGTAATGACACTGTACACTCTTCGAACAGCTCTTCAAAGAGAGAGGTATCCGGTCAAACCATACAAAGGGAATCCGGGACAGAGACCAGGAAAGATAGCAAAGTAGCAACCGGTACGGATGATGGCATAAGAAACGGCCTCAGTATCGGGATACCTTTGCTTTTTATCATCATAGCACTATCGTATTATGCCAAGCGACAGAATACATCAAAGTAAAGTCTGGGAACTTATGGAGCAACGGAAAGAGGGTAAACCCATTGAGTTCTCCATTGAATTTTGCAAAAAAAGTACCGGTGAACTCATTACTTACGAGCGTGCGGTACTTAGTTCATTTCATAGTAGCGGAAGCACTGTCAACATACTTCAAATAGGTGAGTATGCTCCCAGGAAAATCCGGAGATGTCTGATTACACGATTTAATAACATCAAAGTTTATTTCTAATGAAGAAGAAACAACCTGAGCCCCAATTATTTCAAAAAGGATATGAAACTTATGCAGTCACCAAAGGCGGAAAAGGAATCATAAAGTTCAGTGATAATAGCGATATCACAACTGACCGGGAGACCTCTACCGTTGAAGTAGTCCCCAAAGGGAAAGCGGCTCCAATTAAGTTTGTTCCCAGAGGGCGGAACAACAACATGATGTATGACATTATGAAGAAGATCGGGGCAAACGTAACTGTCGGCAGCAATGTGGAATTTAAAAACAAGGTAGTATATGGAGATAGTGTTCTCGTATATCGTAAATACCGGGATAAGGAAACCCGAAAAATCATCAAAGAAGAAGTCTTGCCCGAAGAATACCCGGATATATTCGATTTTATAGAAAACAATGACATACCATTTATCCGGATGGAGATAGCGAATGATTTAGTGATCTTCTACGATGCATACGTCGAATATATTTTTAATCAGGACACTCGGCCCAGACTGGTACAAGTAAAGGCAAAGGAAGCAACCTGTTCACGTATTAGCGTAATCGATGAGAGGACCGGCAAGAGTGAATATCATGGTTACTCAGCCAAATGGCATGAAGGTATGCCGGATGATGTAATTGCGACGCCACTACTGGACCGCCAGGCACCTTTGCGGGATTTAAAGACACGAATGGGTTTGCTTCCCAATGAAAAGGGAACAAAAGAGATCGTCAAAGACCGCCGCTTCATCCATAACATTCGTATAGCGACTCCCGGACGATTCTATTACAGTAAACCATATTGGTGGAGTGTATTCGTTTCCGGATGGTACGACTTTGGGAATGCCATTCCTATCTTTAAAAAGGCTTTGATCAAGAATCAAATGGCATTGCGCTATATTGTCTACATCAAAGAGGATTTCTGGGGAAAATTATACGCGGATGAAAAGATTACGAACGAAGCAGACCAGGCTGTACGGCGGGCGACCTTCCTTCAGGACATGAATGACTTTCTTGCCGGAGAAGAGAATGCAGGTAAAGGCTTCGTGTCCCATTTTTGTTATGACCGAGTAAAAGGATTTGAGGATAAGGATATCATCATAAATACTTTAGATTCCTTCTTCAAGGGTGGCGAATACATTGAAGACAGCGAGGAAGTAAGCAACACCATCTGCTATGGCATGAATGTACATCCCTCCATCATTGGTGCCGCTCCCGGCAAAGGTAAGAGTATTAACGGTACTGAAGCCCGTGAGCTGTTCATCATCGAACAAGCCTTAATGAAAATGTTTCAGGAAGCCACGCTCACTCCCCTTTATTTTGCCAAAGCCGTAAACGGATGGCCGGAAGATATCTACTTTTCCGTCACCAACTGTCAGCTTACCACGCTTGACAAAGGGACAGGAGCTACTAAAAATACAGGTTTAACCTCAGAAACAGAAGAAAAATGAATGCTATCATCCCTGACATCGACACACTCAAGAAAGTAGTCAAAATCAATGCTACACTTCCTGACGAAGCCATCAATCCGTATATTGATGATGCAATGGATATCTATCTGATGCCATACATCGGTATCAAAACCGTAGAAAAAGCACTGACCGGAACTGATAAAAGGCTGAATGACAAAATTCTCCGCACCCTGGGGCCTCTCACCCTAATGCTTGCCACCCCGGAACTTGGCATACGTATCGGAGATAGTGGAATTACAGTCGAAAACAAACAAGGTACCTACTCGCCGGCCAATGAAGCAAAAATTGCTGCCGCTAAAGAAAGCTTCTACTTTCGTGGCATGCAGGCCCTTGATCGGCTGCTCACTTTTCTGACCGATCATCCGGAAACTTACCCCGAATACGTCGAGCACTGCAAACAAGTTAGGGATTCTTCTCCATGCTTCATCCGTGATGCCAGAGAATTTCAAGATACCGGTTTAGTCAATATCGAATATTCTACCGTATCGTTCCGTATGATGCTACCTACTGTCCGGCAGTTGCAAGAACGCAATGTGCGTGAAATGCTCAAAGAAGACCTATACCAACGTCTGCTTGATGCCCATACCGCAGGGAAAGAACTGACACCTAAAGAAAAGGTACTGCTGGGGCACATACTCCGTTACCTCGCTAACAAAACCGCTGAACTCTATACATCACAGACCTCACGTGAACAGCGTACCATCAACGACACACCGGAGTTTACTCCCATTATCCGGCCCATCTACCAGGATCAGGCAGCAACCGGTAATTTTTTTGCTGATCAAGCGACCTACTACGCCGGAAAGATACAAAACTTCATTTCCGAAAATGCTGGGGAGTTAGGAGTCACACCAACCGTTACCGCTATAAACTTTAACTCCAAAGAAAAGCGAATATTCACCTCTATATCATAACAATATGCACACCATTCAGATAAATGATGATTGTTACCGAGTTCCGAAAAGCTGGGATGAACTCACCGAAAAGCAACTGAGCTACCTGGTTAATCTTACACAAAGCGATATTCCCATCGAAGAACTGAAGGTACACATGATGCTATATTGTCTCAATGCACATGTTTGTCGGTATCGGGATATCTATCGCCATCAAGTAAAGATCAGCATTGGGACTCCCGGCAATAAAATCCCTTTCCGGACACACAAGAAGAAATATTTGCTTTTTCCTGAAGAAGTCAATCGGCTGGCCGAACTTTTCAACTTTCTGTTGATGTGCGAAAAGGATACCGAAATGAAATACCATGTACATCCGGAACTCACCGTCAATCCCTATCGGGCATTCTTTTGTCGGTTCCGTAAATTCCGTGGTCCGGAAGATGGCCTGCTCGATATTCGCTTCGAACAGTTCATGCACCTGCAACACTATCTTGACGCTATGAATCTGGACCCGGAACAAATTAACCATGTTCTGGCCTGTTTATGGCACACAAGCAAAACATTCAATATCAATCGTCTGGAGAAAGATGCTTCCATCCTCAGCCATCTTCCCCACAGGGTGAAGATGATTATGTACTGGTACATTATAGGGAGCCTGGCCTATCTTGCCAATGGCTTTCCCCGTATCTTTTCCGGAAATGGAAAGAGTAATGGTCGTGTCTTTGATTCGCAAATGCGTCTTTTAGACTCCCTCGCACAGTCAGACATGACCAAAAAGCCTGAAATAAAAAAAGGATTCCTGATCGATGCCCTGTATACAATGGATGAATCTCTGAGAAAACAACAAGAGCTGAATGAAAATATGCAGAACAAATAAATATTTTCCAATAAAGTTTGTTAGTAGCAAACTTTATTGTATATTTGCATTGTCATAACAAACGCGGGTGACGTCCGCATAAGTTCTTTATATTATGGAACAATTGTTCGAAGCTATCCTCGCGATAGCAAAGCAGAACCCCGATGGGTTCACGGTTGACCTCACAACCTTAAAAAAGGTCACAAAGGGTATTTCAGTCGCCTATCTCGAGACTCAAGACAGTTTCGGAGAAGAAGGACTGAAAAGAGTTCTTAACCATGCTGAGATGCACGAAAAGAAGGTCGGCGGATGGCTGAATGAAGAGAACCAAGAGTTCTATTTTGATTCCGTCCGGATTTTCACCAACCTTGAAGAAGCCAAGCGATTCGGGCGTGAAAATAAACAGATCGCTATTTTCGACATCTCTCATATGAGACTCATCAAATTGTGATCCGGAGGGGCGAAAGCCCCTCCTTTACAACGAATAACATTTTTTTAAATACCGATTATCAAAACGTAAATTGATGCATTATGAAGAATTTAGAAATCCTCCCTCTCTCTGCCGAGAGTAAAAAGCGTATTGAAGAGTTCGCAAGGCAGTATCAGCGATATGCCCATATCGCTATTGAGATTGTGTCTTACTCAGAAGGCCGGCTGATTGTCCGTGCCGAGCAAAAGGACTTGGTTAATGATAAGTTCCTTTCAAAGAAAGAACTGACAGAACGTGTCCGGGACATGTTCAAAGATGAAATTCCGGAAGACTGGAAACTTACTGTTTCCGCCGTAAACTTCGACCGTAAAGACATTGATGGCATCACTCTCGACTGGATCAAAAAACGGATGGAACGGCTTGGATTAAAGAATAAACATTTGAGCAACTACACCGGAATTGACAAATGTACCGTTTCTTCCATCCTTTCCGGAGACAAGGAATTGACCAAATGGCACAAAGTGGCTCTATACTACTTTTTCAAGTATTATGAAGTAGCCGGCTTTTAATAAACAAGTAGGGGTATCAGCATTGATACCCCTACTCTCTTACATATTATTTAAAATATTTTTTCCGTTTAGCCCATATGTCGTAGATGAACGGCAAAGCTACACACAATAACAAAAAGAAGTCATCGTATTTCTGCACAATGCCTAATTTGAACAACCCCCTAATTACAAAGTAGACGATTGGTATTAAGCATATTTTGAGAATTAATATTTTTCTATCTTTCGTCATATCAAATTCCTGCTTAGACCTTAACTAACGTCCCATCTGTTGCTATCGTTCAAACATATAACGGCAGCAGCTCCAGCGACATAACCAAACGCATACTTACGAAACATACTTGCAAGACCTGATCCCATTGCTACATCTTCATTAAGAGTCAGGCGTTTCACACATGAAAACCATGATATATGCCTATATGTAACTCTGGTTTGTGGAGCGTTTAACGTATACGTTGTGTAGCGTTCACTGTCTTCTTGCCCAACAACCACCGTCTCAGACTCGTTATTTTTCGAAGTAGCGGTAATTTCATTACCTTTCACAGTTACCGTCATATCAACGGTTCCATCTTTGTCGATATCTATTCCATACGTATTGTCAGAATAGACCAGAAAATTAAAGTCATAGGATTTTCCGGATATAAAATCCTCAAAACTTACATTCTGTACCTCATTACAATTATAAGTACTGCGTGTATTTGCTGCATTTGTGACATTCATCTTTGTGATGTACGCTTGAGAATCAGGTAAACTCATACTTTCTTCATTCTCATTATTACAAGATGATAACATAAAACAGGATAAGATTCCCCAAAGCGAAACGAGTAATAAATTCTTTTTCATAATCTAAAAGGTTTAATTAAAAAATAAAATAAAAAATCACTGTTTCGCAAAACTATTGCTTTCCCATAAAAAAAGAACATATTTCATTATTTTTTTTAAGATTCACATTAAAAATACCATAAACATGGTATATATTCCATAGATTTCTCTTTTATATTTCAGATTATTTTGTACTTTAGCTCTCGCCCAATTAATATCATAACATGAATCCCTTTTCATTGCGTAATCCGTAGAATCGGATTGGAGGTCAGATATACCTTTTGGGCACGTAGTGATAAGGGATTCGCCCTTTTTATATGCCATACGAAGAAAAATTTAATGATGGAGCCTTCTTTAATGATGAGAGTATAATACCTACCATACCAGATGTAGACTATGATACTCCCATCGAAACAAATGGAATGACGGACATTGGTGATTCGCTCCGTACTCTTCCCGAACTCATTCAAAAATGACTGTAAGGACAAAAACCAGTATAGCAAGAATCAATCCTACCAACATGAAATTTATTGATGCATTGTTGAGTTTGATTCTTGCTATATTTTTTTCATTCTGGGAGTCTATTTTATATTGTAGATTCATCAATTCACCAGCCATAGTATAAGCATATTTATCGGTAAAATTGTTTTCTTTAAAATAATCGTATTTCTTATCAATTTTGAAATTTCTCGGAGATCTACCCGCGGGCATCACATCATGAGGCCTCATTACTTTAACCGCATAATAAAGTGATATTGCAGTAAAAACGACAATTGCCATACTGGCATTGATCAATCCCATGTTTCGAGCATCATCCAATTGTGTAAACACGTAGCCAATCACTGCTATCTCTACTGCATAATATACACTAAACAACCGATATGCTCGGTCGGTTATCAAAGATTCAATCTCCTTTAAGTCATCAATTCTTTTATTAGCCTCCTGATGATAAAGTTGTATAAGTTCTCTATCGAAGGTCTTCAATTGATTATAGTCTATGATAAAACGATCCATAAGTACTATTTTTCATTTGCATGCTAATATACAAAACATTATCCTCTTTTTTGCTTTCCTCAGATTATTTTGTACTTTAGCCCCTGCCAAAATAAACCAAAAGCTGTCAATTCCTTATGTCGTGCATCCGTAAAACCGGATGGCCGGGTGGTTCCGGTTGGCACACGACATAAGGAATTGATTATTTATAATATGACCATATCGCAAAAGAAATAGCTCAATCTCTACTATCTTATCTAAAATCAAAATAATCAAACGAAAATGTTTCCTATACTTTTCAGTTGTATCAAATATAGTCTTTTTTATATATTTGCCCCCAATAGTTTAAATAGATATAATTATGAATAATGATGTTTTATTGATTTTAGGTAACGGTTTTGATTTAAACTTAGGATTGAAAACTTCCTATGCAGATTTTATAAAAGATACATTCGACATAAATAAAGAATGTGAAGATGATCTGTGCAACTACATGGTGGAAGTATTCAAAGAAGGTGATAAAAATTGGATTGATATTGAAAATGAATTAAAGGAATACTCAGGACTACTAACAAAGAACTATCCTAAAGATACGGGTAAGAAATTTAAAGAAGAATTTCAGACGTTATGTCATTTATTGAAGAAATATTTATTAAAAGTTTCAATGCATGAAAATTGGGATTCTCAAACATCCGATAATATATACAACTCTAAGGCTTACCAAGTTTTAAAGACAGTTGAAAGACGCTCTGATTTCTTTATTGCAAACTTTAATTATACACCTCTTGTACAACTATTAGCTCCCAGCATCCCATCTGAACGAATACTACATATCCATGGTTCTTTAGAACCTGATTCGGATATCGTTTTTGGGGTAGAAGATTCTGCTGGAATTAATAGAAAACACATCTTTTTACTAAAATCATATAGTAGATATCAAAATCATGGTAACTTTTCAAGGCTTTTAAGAACTTCAGAAAATATTATTTTCTTTGGATACTCATTAGGGGAAACTGACCATTCCTATTTTAGCTCTTTTTTCACTGGAGTAACAAACAAAAAAATCACATTTTATTATTATAATGAGGAAGCATATGATAACCTTATTGTGCAGTTAATGGCCCTCACTTCAAATAGACTTTCGACATTAAAGCTAAAGAATGAGATAGAATTTATTCCTATCTCTTAATAGCATAGACAGACCATAATGAAAAAAGTCATGTTAGTGTCACTGTGTTTATCTCTTTTTCTTGTAACGAAGACAAACAGTATAAGATATATATGGGATAGTAAGATCGAGGAGTAAATGGAGTAAAGTAATGATGAAGTGCCTAAGAAGGGAGTTAATTGATAATAACAGTAATGGGAATAACTTGACCAGCTATTCCCGTTATTCTTTAACTACTTTATAGCTCTATTAGCTTCAATTTTATCTTTTTCTGATTTTGTAAAAGTTTCTCCGCATTTTATACAGATGTAATCACCCGTTTTGCTTTCTTCATATCCCCATGGCATAATACCACTTTGTGTTTCTTTTACAAACTTTGGATGATTACATGACTTATTGCCCCATGCCTCTCTTAGTTCTTCACCTTTCTTTATATCCATAATATATAATTTAAAATTTCATAGCAAAGGTAGAGCAAGTTTATCAGCTATGCAATAAAATTAATATAGTGCTAACACTATTATCAATCATTCGTTTATATTCCTAATATTTTTGTTATATAAAATAAAAAAAATGTAGATATAAATAAAACCATTATTTCAATCAAAATACAAGACGAAGGTAGTAAAGAAGCTATCATCATTGTAAAAGGGAAACAAAATGAACTAAGTTATGTTGTGTTGTACTTATCATTAAATAAATAGTTGGAAAAATAGTAGGATAATATAACCTATAGTGTATATCTTTGCTTTTAATTTTTTAAATAAGCATCATGAACGAATTTAAATTAGGAGATGTAGTAGCACTAAAGCATGAACTTTATCAATACTACGAAACGGTTGACTTTTCACCTTTACGAATGACGATTCAATCGATCACAAAGAATGAGGTATCCTGTATTTACGCCAACCATCAATACGAATTTCAAGAGCATATTTTTAATAAGGAAACGTTAGGAATTATAGACGACGAGAGATTATTAAAAAAATGGGAATGGCTTGACGATTCATTCGAAATAAAAAGATTGAGGCAAATTATTCTTGAGACGAAAGCCATGGTAAAATGCCCCAAAGTGGGTGATGTGGTAAAACTAAAAACAGATTATTATAATAAATGTCTAATGACAGTCCAATCAATTTCTGATAATCAAATTAATTGTATTTGGTTCTTAGATAAATCTACGATTAAAGAACGTGCCTTTATCCCTGAAGTCTTAACGATAATAGAAAAACCTGTTGAGTAATCTTCAGATAATAAAAAATTATCATTTTCCCCTCAAAAGCCTCGTATCTACGTGGCTTTTTTATTGCTTCAGTTGTTTATATGCAAAAAAAGCTTATCTTTGTTATCGTAACAAATTAAAATCATTTTAATACTTTAAATTATTTAATATGGGCTTAGATATAGCAATTGCTTCAGCTGTAGTTGAGATTATTACACTGATTTTTTTCTTCGTTTTATGTCGAAATGTTTCCAAAATCAAAAAAGAGATTGTTAGCAATGACAATTTACCTGGTATGTTTGCCATGTATATATCCTTGGGAGAAACGGACAAAGCAAAAAAAATATTGTATAAGGCGATTAGTAAAGAACCGGAATTTATCGCAGCATTCTGCTACAATGGCAATAATTTAGCACAGCAATCTACATTGAAAAGAAAATATAAACCATACTTGGAAATCCTTGGACTTGAGTTAGATTTTGAATTGGTAAATAAGTTCATCCAAGAAAGAGAAAAGTAAATAAATGCCGGACTGATTAAGGCTGCCTTCCCAATGTTTTTTACTCTTCAGAGTGGCTTCACTTGTTTAGTAACGAGGAATGTGCAGTTGTTCATATTCATTTGAAATTTCTAATTTATTTTTTACCTTTACAGAAGGTCTAAAGAAACTTTGTCCAATTTATACATCTAAATATAGCAGAAAAGTGACCATTATGTTTCTTCTTTGTTATATAGTGTTTTCATTTATCATATGGTAAGAAAAAGTTCAATAAATAAATACGAGTTAGACGTCAGAAAGGGGTTACAAGAACTCTTTGACAAATGTCGACACAATATGAAGCATTCTGGGGATTTATTATTATGTCAACAAAATGGCTTCATTGACTACAAAGGTCGCCCATGTGTTGGATTAGGTGATGAAGGGCTTAATTGTATGCAACAAGTCAATTTTATTTCGTTTAATGGAATAGGAAATATTACTGATGACAATGATTATTATAAAAAAGAAGGAAATAACTTTTTTTATGGTAATTCTGAGTTTGAAGCTGATATTATGGGACAACATATTACCTATATGAATATATGGGAAAATTCTTACTTTTTACGGGTATTCACTCAAGTGGTAAACGTGTTAAATGGTTTAAATTATAATTGGAATTTGACATTCAAGAATCTTAAGCCCAATCAAAAAAGCGAACAAATAAGAGAAGGTATAATAAAATTATTAGATCTATCCCCCAACTTCCAACGTATACTTAAAGATGCATATGTCGGACAAATACGAAATGCTGTCGCTCATACACAATACCATTGTATTCAAGGAGGAATCTTATATGACAACTACTCACCATCAAGTAAATATTCTATCCTGCAAGGTCTTTCTTATGAAGAATGGGAGAAGAAATATGTCTACTCTTTTTTCATATTTATAGGTATATTCCAAATGTTAAAACAAATCACAAACGAATTTTATCTTCCTTGTTCCCAATTAACCTTTGCAAAGGGAGTTCCAATTCAAATACCACTTTCGGACAACAAAGGATATGCAGAGACTTATTTATATCCGAATCAAAAAGGAGATATTTGGAGATTTACAAGAATAATTTGATGATGTATAGAACAAGAATACATAGACCTATATTAATTTTCCCAAAAATATTGGTACATTATGACAATAGTCCTGGACAAGCACTGGGTATTTGAATAAAACGCCCTCTGAATAATAAGCTCCTAACAAATATAGAGGTATTATTTGCAACTCTCGAATATTATCTCCATATTTGCAAAGTCAAACAGCGGTAGGATGTTCCTACTACGTTGAGCGCGGTTAATGCTCACAATAAGATGGGGCTTTCTTATGCCCATACATTAAACCATATGTAGAAGTTTACTTATTGTAAACAAAATTCGGCTGCCTATCCCTTGTAGATTTAGCTCTTCGGAGTAGATACTACTGCTGTTTGACGACACGGGAGATGGCAGCCGTTTCTGCGTCCCGATGGTTGAGCGGTTCTCAACTAAAATGTCAAACAGCAGTAAGTATGAAAAAAAAATCCACCGGCATCCTTTTCGTGCCTCAGTTCCGCACACCGGAACCCACCACAGTCCCCCATCAGTCCAACTCCGCAATTGATGATTTTATCCCATCCGATTGCAAAGTTAAAACCTCCTCTGACGCTTACTATGTCAGTGCCATTGCTTGCCTTTGTGCTACGTTCATCTTTCCTCCATGCATTCTTGCAGCCATTTATTGTGTTATCAAAGCTAAGAAAGGAGGTACGAAATGGGACGAATAAAAGAAGAAGCCTGGGTCGAAAAGTGTACCGTACTTCATGAAGGAAAGGCCACACCCAATATCTATTATAACGTTTTTGCCGATGGTGAGCAGCTTTGCGAAATCTCCTATGACAGATTAATCGCTATACGTAATCTTATTAACCAAATTGAGAAAGAAAAGAAAGGAGAATGCCATGAATAAGGAGAAAGCATTAGCCCTCGTCAATATCCTATTATCCGAAGGCACATCACCGATAGAAAAAGAACGTGCAGCAATGCAGCTTCGTGAGTTAATTCGGATTTTATTACCCGAATAAGAGAAGAACTATGATAGACTTTTGTATTATTATAGGTTTTGTCACTGTCGAGACCGCTATTGTAAGAAGAAGTAGGAATGCAACTGGTAAAAGTATATCCATTATCACCGGTATCATCCTCTTAACGCTCTGGTTCTCCTGACCTGTCCTTTATAGCCCGCTTTCCGCGGGCTATTTTTGTCTCCATAACCTAACCCCTGCCTTTTATGGAGATATACAACCACTTTGAATATGGCAAAACACTTGCCATCCGCTTAAAGCCTATTGCCCACACACCCGAAAAGCCCAGATTCTTCACCGCTTTCGGACTTGAGGACTTATATAATTTTAATGATAAACTATCATCCGTATCCAGCATGATCCTGATTGCAGTTGATGGCTGTGAGTCTGAATCAAAACGAAACGAATCCGATGCGCTTAATAACAATGACATGTTCTCTTTCATTGTGGCACAGAACACTGTTTCTGATCGTCCAGAAACAGTTAACCAGGCAGCAAAAGAATGCAAAGCTGTCGCAAAACAAATTCGGAACTATATCCTGCAAGACCCCGACATTTCAGAATTCATTGACGATACCATTCAATTTAATGGTATTGGGCCGATTGGTGATAATTTCTATGGCGTAGTACTGACATTTTCTTTGGTTCAACCTGAAACCTATTTCATTGACCAAACATACTGGGAGGATTAACGATGGGATATTATAAAAGATTAAGTACCTCTCGTGCTGAAGTCAAACGCTATAACGCCTCCCGCCGAAAAGCAGCACAGTTGACTAATACCCCGACATCCGGACTGATCCGCCTTGAAACCGTCTCAGAAACCGAACGCTTTTCAATGGCTCAGGATGCTGATAGACTGACTGCATATAACAAGGCCGTTGAAAAGTGGCAAGATAGTGTGTTCCGACAATTACGAGCCGGAATAGCCGGCCGCAGTATGCGAATAGCCCGCGAACTTGAGCCACGGGCCTATACCGACAAATACGGTATTATCAACCGTCTTGGTTTCTCCTTCCCTCGGCATGGAATCTACATCCACAAGGGCGCCGGCGAAGGTCAGGGTGGCTTCATCGGTTCCAAATGGAATTACCTCAAAAAAATTAATGGAGTCGAGATAGATACCGGTATTGTACGCCATACAAATCTCAAATCACTCGGACGACAGAATGAAGGCAACCGCCGGGCCTACGAATGGTTTGACCCTGTAATTCGTAACCGGATCAATGAATTAGCTGATATCGTCACCGATTATTTCGACACTATGCTGATTGATGCTACTCGAATATACATAGATAAACGAAACAGTCTCTAATATGGCAAACGACCTAAACCGCAGTATTAAACTTTATATTGATGGCTCAGAAGCCACTAATAAAATAGACCTGGTAAAAGAAAGTATTTCTCGTCTTGAAGATAAACTCAGGTCACTTACCGGAAAAGAAGTAGATTATGCAAAACGCTCCCAGGATCTCAAAAAAGAACTGGATGCAAAAAACCGAACTCTTCAGAATTACGAGAAACAGTTAGCCGAAACAGAACGGGTTCTCAAAAGCCTCTCCGGAGCAACTTACAACGAACTCCTTGCTGTCCAGTCCCGCGTCCGGAAAGAGCTTCGTAATGCAGTGCCCGGAACGAAACAATATACTGCTGCTCTTGAGCAGAATCGGCGTGTCACTGAAGCCCTTTCCAGAGCACAGGCCAACATGCGCGTCGAGGTAGGTGCACAAGGTAATATCTGGTCACGTGCCTCCGGATTCATTAACAAATATATTGGTCTGATCGGTACTGTCATAGCAGCTATCACCGGAGTTTCAATGAAACTCAACCAACTCCGAGAACAGCGAAACAAACGCGAGGAAGCCAAGGCCGATGTTGAAGCTCTTACCGGACTTTCCAAGGACGATATAAACTGGTTGGAACAGCAAGCTGTCCAGTTGTCAACGACAATGACCGAATCCGGCATTCGCATTAGACAGTCCGCAACGGAAATTCTTGATGCCTACAAATTGGTAGGCTCTGCCAAGCCCGAACTTCTTGACAACAAAGAAGCTTTGGCCGAGGTGACAAAACAGACCCTTATATTAGCTTCTGCATCAGGTATGACCCTGAAGGATGCAGTCGATGCCGTAACCCTTTCTCTTAATCAATACGGTGATGGTGCCGACCAAGCTTCACGCTATGCAAACGTCATGGCCGCCGGCTCTAAATATGGAGCGGCAGCCGTAGAGTCCGTCACCACAGCCGTTACCAAATCCGGAGTAGCTGCTGCCTCTGCCGAAATTCCTATCGAACAGCTCGTGGGTACTATTGAAACATTGGCCGAAAAAGGTATCAAAGACGAAATAGCCGGTACCGGTTTAAAGAAATTCTTCCTTACCCTACAAACCGGAGCAGACGATACAAATCCCAAAATCGTTGGTTTAGAGAAAGCTTTGGATAACCTTCAGAAAAAGCAACTCTCAGCAGCCCAGATTAAGAAGCAATTTGGAGAAGAAGGATACAATGTGGCCTCCGTACTTATCAATGAAGCCGATAAGGTAAAATACTACACTCAAGCAGTTACGGGTACATCTGTAGCCATGGAACAGGCTGCCACAAAATCAGAAACAGCGGCAGCTAAACTATCGCAAGCTAAAAACCGCATGCAGGAACTTGGTATTGAATTATTAGAAAAGCTCAATCCCGCCCTCATATCAGCAGCAAATGGTGCTGTCAGTTGGACTGGAAAACTCATTAAACTATTAAACTTCATCAATGAAAACAAAAGGGCCATTACATTATTGACCATTGCCCTTATTGCTTACACAGCTGCTAAGAACTCTGATGTAATAATCAGTAAAGTCGTTACATTTTGGAATAATAATATTGCAAAGTCTTTAAAAGCCATTAAGAAAGAGCTAATGACAAACCCCTATGGTATAATAGCCGTAGTCGCGGCCACAGCTATAGCCTACCTCATAAACTTAAAAAAGAAAAACGATGAATTAAAAGATTCTGTATCAGGAATAAAAAAAGTAAATGAAGAGACCAATAAATCATTTATTCAACAAGAATCGAAGATACGTGCTTTGACTGCTGTCATCAATGATAATGGAATTGCGCTTGATGTTCGTCGAAAGGCTTTAAATGATCTAAAAGAAATCATTCCAGACTACAATGCCAAACTAACCGATGAAGGAACATTAACGAAAAACAATACAGACGCAATCAAAGATTACCTAGTACAACTTGAAAAGCAAATCAAGTTAAAAGCAGCACAGCAAGAACTTGAAAATCTTTATGCCCAGAAACGTACACTGGAAAAAGATGAAGAAACCCAAAGTGATCAATATTGGAAGATTCGCCAAACCAATACCTTACAAGGATATAATCGGAATAGCCTTACAGCTAAAATTTCCAGACTTTTTGGCACAGAAAAAGAAGGAAAAGCTTTAGAAACTCTTAATGAAACGCGAAAAAATTTATCCTCAATTTCTGAGAAAATAGATGAAATAACCAAAGAGATAGGCGAATCAGCTTTAGCCATAGAGGAGGTCAACAAAACGAATGAAGAAACTACAAATAACAAAATAACAACTCCCATAATTGATGAAGAGAAAGCCAAATCCCTTCTTAAAAAGAAGCTTGAAGAAGAAGCCAAGCTCTACTCCCAACACCAGTCGGAACTCAAAGAAGCCTATCTCAAACGCCAGGACGAAACCTTGCAAACCGAACAGCAGTTTAATGACCGGATGGAAACCCTCGAATTAGAACATCAGCAACGTATCATTAATATAGCCGGTGCAAAAAGTAAAGAAGGCATTGATGCTCAAAATCGAATCAACGATATCAAAATTAAACAGCAAAAAGAGCAGATGAACCGACAGCTCGCTGAAGAAAAGACACTTTATGAAAACCAACAAAAGGACTTAAAACTTCTCTATGTTTCCGGTAAGGATGAAAATCTAAAAACAGAGAAAGAGTACAATGAAGCAATGGAGCACCTAACCATCATGCACCTGGAACGTGTTCTCAAAATTGCTAATCTCGACGCTGATCAACGGCGCACCATTGAACAACAACTACTCGACTTTAAAGTAAAATGTCTTCAAGATGAAGAGAAAGAGCGGAAGAAACTTGAAGATGCAGCTCAAAAGAAAAAAGACGAACTGGCCAGGAAAGAGAAACAAAGGCTCACCGAACAGGCACAACAGTACCGGCAATACGGTGAACAGATCGGCGATACCCTCGGACAAATGATATCAGGTCAAGAAAATGCCCTGCAGAACTTTGCTGATACCATGCTCGATATCCTATTCGATGTACTGAGCCAGATGATTGATATTGAAATAGCCAAGGCCACGGGTGTAGCCGTCGGAGCTGTAGCCCGTTCTGCTGCCGAAGCCTATGCCATGCCCGACTCTGTTGCAACCTTTGGAGCAACCGGTGCAGCCCGTGCCGCAGTTCTCTCCGGACTGATCATGGGAGCATTGGCCGCTGCAAAATCAACGCTCAAAGGATTGATTAAAGGGGGGAGTTCTTCCACTTCCGCAACCGATAACAATACCGACAGTACCAAAACTGCCCAGGTGCAAGTCAAGCAATGGGCATCCGGCAGATACGATGTCATTGGTGAAGATGATGGCCGGACCTATCGGGATGTTCCCTACATAGGTGATTCACCGACCGGAATCGTCCGCCGTACCTCATTGATCTCCGAATCTGGAGCAGAGCTGATCATCAATGCCGAAGATCTTTCCCGTCTTCAGCACCACATTAATTACCCCATTGTCGTGCAGGCCATTCAGGATGCCCGCAGTGGCCGAGTTCCCCAGCGTGCTGAAGGCAATTACGATCTGATCCGTAACAGTATTTCCCGTACCTCTCAGACAACTTCTTCACCGACTGATAAGGAAGCAAACTTGGCTCAACTGATCAAAGAGTTACATGCACTGATTGAGAAACTTAAATACCTCAAAGCATACGTCGTGCTTCGCGAGCTCAACGAAGCACAAGAATTAGCAGATAAATCAAAGGAACCATTCACCCGCAAAAAACAATAACACATGTCACTCAAGATAAAAAATCAATTAGGAATATTCGATCTTCAAAACGATTTCAGCATCGAGATCGAAGACACCTCCCCTATTTACAACGAACGTGGCTCACAATCCGTACCGGCCACGCTTCCTGCCTCCCGAAACAACCTTTCACTGATCACCCATGTCCATCGTCCGGATAGTACCTACTCCCCTGCCCCGGATGCCCGTGTCACCGTCTCCGATGGTGTCTACAACCGAATAGGTAAGATGAACATCACACAGGCCTCCAAATCCGGAGGAATCGTATCCAATATAGGTTTTGACGAGTCTGAACTCTACTCGGAATGGAATGCTGTTTCACTCCGTTACCTCGCTGCTCCGGTTATTCGTCCCGAAGGAGGAACAACCGGAGTCATCAGCCTGCTCAATTCTATTATGAATGAAACAATAGTAGACGATGCTCTTTCCATTTTTCCCATTTGTGTATCCATTCCATCACATACAACGACCGTGGACGATACGGAAACTACCACCTACTACCCCGAATACATCAACAAGATAACTAAATTAGAGAATGGTACCTACTCCCTTCAGGGAGCTGCCAGACAGGAAACATTCCTTATCAATAACGAACCCGTCCTTACTTCCGTTCCCGAAGGTTATGCCATCAGCCCATTTTTAAAAGTATCTTGGATACTCAATTTTATATTCGTCCGGTACGGTTATACGGTCCTTGAAAATCCATTCTCAACCCACCGTCAACTCTCCCGTCTGGTAGTTCTGAACAACATGGCCGACAGCATAGTCAAGGGTTTCATTGATTACTCTGACCTTCTACCCGATTGCACGATTAACGAGTTCCTGCAAGCCCTCTACTGCCGCTTTGGTATGGTGTATTTTGTCGATGGAAAAAATAAAACCGTTAATCTCAAATTTATCAAAGATATCATCTCAGCTCCGCCCTCACTGAATTGGTCCCTGCTCAAGTCGGCCTGTCCTGTCATTAACTACGCCGCTGCACAGCAACTCAAGCTCTCCGCATCGACCAATATCTCCGGTCCTTATACCAATTTAGTAGCTGCTCCTACCAGCGATTCACTCGACAAATTTCTTAAACCTTTTGGGCATGTCTTGTCAAATAACACAGCAAAAGGGTATCTCACTTATTCCTTATGGGATGGATTTTATTACGTCCGCAACAATCTGACCGGAATTCGTGAAGCCCGTAGCTCTGACTTCTTTCCCTGGGATAAAGGTGCGGACATTAGCTATATGGAGATATCCTCTATTGATGAATGCCTGCCGATGAAAGGTTCTTACCCCGATGACCAACCGGTTTGTCCTGCCTATCTCCTTGGAAAAGTACACAAATATACCAATATCTCCAGCGCCAGCGTAGAACTGGCAGAGGAGCAAAACACCCAAACTCCTCTATGCTTTTGCTTTTCCATGCCCCGTGCATCCACTCCCTACCCCTATGGATCGCCAAGATGTTACACACCCGGCGGTGAAGCTATTGTCATCAACGGTCACACGTTCGATATCTCCATGACCTTTATTGGTGATAATGGCCTGTTCTCCCGTTTTTGGAAGGGATTTGACGCTATTCTCCGACATTCCAATCATACGGTTGAAGTTCCCGTACACTTGAATCCAATTCAATTACTCAATATTGATTTCAGTCAAACGATCAATATAGATGGTCAACGATTACTGCTTGATACAGTGCGCTATACATTACCTAAACTTCTTTCACGTCCGGCTATTGTCCGTTTTCGTACCCTTCGTCTCCTGATTCCTGTCGGGAAAACCGATTTAGATTTGGATGCAGAGCAAGGAATACAAACGATTGAGCAACTCTACAAATGGGCGTTTCACAATAATCGTGAAAACATAGTAGAACTCAAGATACGGGCACAAGTCGAGGAGTGGAAGAAGGCTATTACCCCACCGGCGCAATGGCTCGGAGTGCTACGTAAAAACGAGGTAAGTGATCAGGTTTCGGATATTGAGATACCATTTACTGTACCGACTCAAGAAGATTATGAAGCTGGCAAAGAGTTCTTCATCAAAGAAATCAATTACAGTTTCGACCTTTACTATAAGGTCCGGGTTCCCAATGGTCAGACATCTCAAGGTGATATCATCTGGAAAGATAAAGAATACGGAGGCGTACACTATGCCATTACTTACGGGCTTTCCGTTAAAGCAGAACTGCTTTAGTTGTCCTTTGCCGCACATGATCAAAACATCATATTTGCAACATGAATGACGATAAGACCATCACAGCAGCAATTGAGACAAGCAATGTAACTGCATTGCTTGCCGCTTACCGGAAATTTACAAGTTCCTCCGGGGCTACAACCGATGAATTTTTCCGTTTCATCACCACCCCCACTCCGGAACGGGAAGAGTTCCTGGCATTGTATTGCTCTGCGACCTCTTCTGTGTCCGGTACCATTATACAAACTAATTACAATGCACTATGAGTTTAACAGCAAACATATATCCGTCTACAATCGCTTTAGCCGGAAATCCCATCAAGCTGACTATAAACTCCAGTTCAGTAGTCAGCTACATTATTCGTCAGGCCGACCGCACCATCTTTTCCGGAAGTGGTGAAGGTGAGTTCTCTGTTTTTCTTCAGGATATCCTTTCAGGTATTCTCAGTCCCAAACATCTGCTTAACGAATCCACTGATATATTACTGGCCGATTCTACTTCAGCTACAGATATTGCCATTAGTGTCCAAAACACCCAGGGAGAAACTAAAACTCTTTCTCTGAAAGCAGTTATCGGAGGCATCAGCAAGCGGCTATTACGCCGTCTGTTAGATGAAAATAGCAATATATTCACTTGGAAGCTGCTCAATTCATCGGTCAATTTCTTCAAAACCACCCGTACCAACGGGCGGATCATCACCATCCGAGAAACCGAACTCCTACCTATTCCTTTCCTTTATCCGGATGGTGCATTAAAAATAGTTGCAGCCGGCATTGAAACCTCTTTGTCCGGAACAGCCGGACAGCCGGTAGCCCTTAACCTATATCGGCTCCGGCAAAAACTGTTTCAAACTAATCAAAAGTTAGCTTCTGTTTTCGATATCTATTCCGGATCAATCAAAAGTTGTACTATTGTCATCACTCCCGGAACAGTATCCCGTGAACGTTATTTACTTGAATTTCTCAACTCCTATGGAGCCTATGAACGCATTGAAGTCACCGGTATCGGTAACATCGAGTCTGAAATAGAGTCCGACTCCACTTATCAGATTTACGATGAAAGCATTGATGACTATATCGAGGCCCGCGAGCGACAGTCTGCCCGTGACAAGCTTCAGGTCGAATCCGGATATCGCAATACCGAAGAGCTTGTGCATTTAATGGATATGCTTGCTTCCGATGACATAAAGATACTCGGACTTTCCGGACGAAACATCAGGGTAAATGCCGTAGCCGACAACCTCACCCATGCCATACGCTCCACTGTACCGGAAAGTATTAAAATGACTCTTCATTTCGTTGACTCCGATGTTCGCTACACCGGATCACTTTCAGAGGACGAAATAGGAAATCCCCGTATACATACCGAACAGTTCACACCTCAATTTAATTGATATGGCCGATCAGCAACAAATTATAGATGAACTCATTGACTACATTGACAAAGCAGTACTCAAGCACAGTGTCTCTAACCGGCATGTGGCAGAAGTGCTATACTGGTTGAATGAAGGATTAAAGAAAGTTTCTACTGATGGTTTAAAAGATATCTTTATCAGTAAAAAGCAGATAGACGAAACCAATTTTTTACTTCGTCTTCTGGGAGGTGTCGAATTTAGCAGCGGGGATGATCCCTACAGAATCACGCAAAAAGGCGAAGCTTTCCTAAAAAAGTTAACTTTAAATGGTGGTCTGATAGAATATGATCCGACCGAAAGAGTTTGGAAACTGAACGGTAATATGCTGATCTCAGGTAACATTACTTTCGGTTGGGACAATGGCACATACACCGCACCAACTCTTCTCGACCTGCTCCCTTACGACCCGACTACCCTGTCAAAAGAGGGCGGCCGACTGTCTGTGATCAATGCCGGTTCTGACTTTGATGAATTGGCCATGTGGGGCGTCCTCAGTAAAGAAGGTGTTCAGCAGATCGACAAGTCACATTTGTCCGGTGCTCTTGCCGGATATGCGACAGAGAAATTTGTCACAGATAAAGGCTATATCACTTCCTCCGCTCTTACCGGCTACGCTACGGAGACCTTCGTCAGAGAGAACTTTGTAACCCTTGCCGGTGCCCAGGAGATTACCGGTGAAAAAGATTTCACCGGCGGACTGAAAGTGAACGGTGGCCTGCTCGATTACGATCCGACCGAAAGAGTTTGGAAACTGAACGGTAATATGCTGATCTCAGGTAATATCACTTTCGGCTGGGACAATGGAACATACACAGCTCCGACCCTTCTTGATCTGTTGCCTTATGATCCGGCTACCCTGTCAAAAGAGGGTGGCCGGCTGTCAGTAATCGGCAGTGCCGGTTCAAGCTTCGACGAATCCTCCATGTGGACCGCACTCTTGAAAAGTGGTTCTCAACAGATCGACAAGTCACATTTGGATACAGCTCTTGCCGGATATGCAACAGAGAACTTTGTACATACGAACCTTAATGCCCTGAAAGGAACCGGTCTTCCAACTACGGAAGGATATCGCAATGTTACAGAGATAGCCAATACCCTGCTTACCTTTCTCACCGGATCAGATACCGACTCGACAATCAACAAATGGAAGGAACTTGAAGCGTTCCTGGCCGGATTCTCCGAAACGGATACCCTTGCTACTGCTCTATCTGTCAAAGCGGATAAAACCCGTAGCATTATTACCGGCACCGGTCTTTCCGGGGGTGGTGATTTGTCTGCGGATCGTACCTTGTCTCTTTCTCCTTCCGGAATAAAGGCCGGTACATACACTAAGCTCACCGTTGACGCTTATGGTCGTGCAACGTCCGCATCAGGGTTGATAGCCTCTGATATCCCCACTTTAGAGATTAGCAAAATCAATGGTTTACAGGATCGTTTGAATACCTTCGTCACCCTTGCCGGTGCTCAGGAGATTACCGGTGAAAAGAATTTCACCGGCGGTCTGAAAGTAAACGGTGGCCTGCTCGATTACGATCCGACACATAAAGTCTGGAAACTGGATGGTAACCTGTTGATCACAGGTAGCACAACCTGGAATGCGGTGGGCGATTATACTGCTCCGACCCTTCTCGACCTGCTACCTTATGACCCGGCCACTCTGTCGAAAGAAGGTGGCAAACTTTCCGTTATCGGTGGCGGTGGAAGTGGCGGTGGTGGAAACATAATGTTGAATGGCACACTCTATGAAGCGGCTAACGGGGTCATCACACTGCCTGATTTATATCAGAAAACACCTAATGGAACCGCATCACAATTTCTCAAAGCTGATGGTAGTCTGGATTCCAACCTTTATGCATTAGCGTATGGTGGTGACCAAAACAGTATTCAGTATTCAAGTAAATCTAATTACTTAAGAGTTATTGATAGAAGAAATGACACAATACTTCCAACCTCTTATGATAATTATAATATTAGTGGCTTATTTCATATGTCTGGCATGCCATCCTCTAACTGGTGGTCAGGTATTCATGTGAAAGGTTGGGGAGAAGGTTATGCTACCTGGGAACTTGTTGGGCCTTCTTCAACAGATAACACTAATAATAGATTATATTATAGGGATGGCAAAGGTTCTTCTTGGGCTACTGATTGGAAAGGTATAGCTTTTCTTGAAGATTGTAATAAAGTTGCAACTCCTTACTTTGAGGGACAAAATATATATTCAGACTATGGGTGGTGGGTCGTTGCTTTATGTAAACTTAGTCCTGCTGATTCTGAATATAATTATGCAAGCGGTACTATGTTTTACAGAAGAGGAAATGGCATTTATCCCAATGGTTCTGTACAATTTAATGTTATCAAAAGGTACAATCAAACAAATGTTAACTTTGGCGTATTATACAATGGTTATGGTATAAATGAAGGTGAAGATGCTCCAAAGCCTTGTACATTTACTTATAATGGAGTTAAATATGCCGGTCTTAAATGGGCGTCTGCTGCAAGTTTAGATAGTATCAAAACCCTTATATATGATATAAGTACTACAGGATTACCGTTTTATGTTAAGTATTTCAATTCTCAGAGTGGAGAGGTATTTAACACCGAAATAAAAAATTCTATCGTTGAACTTGGAAGTGATATATCTGGAACTGGACTTGGTACAATAGGAACTATTAGAATATTAAATAGAAAGGCCATTGATATTAAAGGAGAAGACTGGGGATATATTCAACAAGCAAGTGCTGATAGAATGTTCCATGTTGCAGTAGCTAAAAGCACTCAATCTGGTCTTGGAGGAGGACTTGGCAACTATGAAATCAGATGTAATGGAACCAGTGAGGAAGGTATATTTGTGAGATACAGTGGTTCATCTTATGGCAAATTAGGGGTCGTTAATAGAAATGGTCAAGAATCAAGTATTAGCTATTACAATAATAATACAGCTGTAGGTGCAGATAAACCTTTATGGACTGTAGGTGCCGGTATCAGAAATGCTTATAGTTTCGATTGGTGGTTTGGAACTAATGGATATAGAATGACTCTTGATTCAGATGGAAAACTATTTATTAATAGAACAAATAACAATGAAGGTGGTCCTGCTGTTAGTTTGGCTATTGGAGACAGCGATACTGGTTTACATTGGCAAGCTGATGGAATTATAGAATTTAGGTCTAATGCTAAGCAAGTTGGTTATTGGGGATATACTAATGGAAGATTATTTAATTGTTACTTTAGAGAGCCAAGTGGAGTCACTTATGAAAAAGCATCTCTAATGATTAATGGCAATGGTTCTACTATATCTCCTTCTATCGGATTTCATCAACCAGGAGTTGTAGGATGTCACTTAGAATTAGACAATGGGGGTAATTTTAGATTTAAAGATAGTTCTGGATATAGAAATGTCTATGCAGGTAACCTTATTGCTGATGCGGGTTTCCTTTATTCCAGGTATAATGGTATTGAAATCAAAATAGGCTCTGAAAATGATTCATATGTACATTTCATTACTAAACCTGCGAGAAGTTTATATTTTGCTAATAGCTTGTTTGTGAATGGAAGTGTATTACCTTATAGTAGTTCTACCTATAGCTTGGGAGATGCCGGGCACTTATGGAACTATGTGTATGGTAACCATTTTATGGGTAATTCTGCATCTGCCACATTTATACTTCCGAACTATGTCGGCGGACAACAGGCGAATCCTCAAACCTATTTCAATAATAGTATGGGGGTCAAAGTAGCTATGACAGGCGTTAATCCTGATTCATATTGGGGCGATACTTTATGGATTAATGGATATGGTGGTACTGATGTTCCGGATATGTGTGCTTTGCATTTTTCAAGGAGTGGTGCTCCTCTTATTTATATAAGCAGTCAAAAATATCACGCTACAAGTTATGGCACAATGTACCATATATGGACCGGTTATAACTCAAACCATTCTTCTGCTGCCTGGACTTGCAGTACCTTAAATGCAAACGGAAGGATTAGCACTACATCAGACATATATTCTGCCGGTTGGGTCAGGGCCGGTGGAAGTAACGGATTCTATTGTGAATCCTATGGCGGTGGTATCCACATGACAGATTCGACCTGGGTACGTGTCTATAACGGTAAGCAGTTCTATGTCAGCAGTACCTCTTCCGATGCCATCCATACCGCCGGAGGTATTAACGCAAGTGGCAGGATTTATGCCGGTGGTCACCTGAGTACTAATGGCGGTCTTGCTGTAAGTGGTATCTATGGCGGCTCAGGCGCATCAGGTTTTAATGTGTATGCTGTATTCCAGGGCAGGTCAGACCATGGAGGAATAGAAGTGAGGGCTTCTGACAATACCTTTGGTATCGGTGTACACTCCAATGATCACATGTACTGGTGGTGGGGAACATCAACCTCAACCAATTCCAGTTCCGGAAAATCCTATATCATGGACTATGGCGGCGGTAACTGGAGTTTCACCGGTAACCACTACGTCTCCGGCTATTCAACCTGGGGTTCCGACTCACGTTATAAAACCTATCTGGGTGAAGTAACCCTGCAATTGGATCAGATCGCAGACTCACCCACTATCTACTACCGCTGGAACAGTAAGAAGAGAGATCGTGACGGGCTTCTCCATGTGGGTGGTTATGCTCAGTACACCGAGCAGATCCTTCCGGAACTGACCCATGAGACAAGCAATTTTAAAACGATGGACTATGCTGTATGCGCTTATGTATACGCAGTGCATGCAGCCCGGTTCCTCCGGGATCATCTCCTTTCAGACTATAAATGGAAGTCAGACACGGAGTTGAGAATGGATGCTTTGGAAAAGGAAAATATCAAATTGAGAAACAGAATTGAACAATTAGAAAGGAGGGCTGCTTAATGGCGGTATATAATCGAATCCCTGAGCGGTTTACTAACCTGGATATCCGCGATACCCTGAACGCTTATGGTGGAAGTGTGGGCGATAACTCGCTTAACTATTTCTCTGCTGCTGCACACATTAACATGTGGAGCAAACGTAAACCGGTGAAAAGAAATATCATGTTTAATACGGAGGACCCGAACTGGTTCCGTGCCGATTCCGGAAACTACGGTATCAATGTCCCCCGTGCAGCGGATATTGCGCTACTGACCGGAATTTACACCTATGATATACCTGTTCAGGGATCGTACAACCTGCGTGTCGGTGATTTTGCCGGATACAATCCGGAAGCTACCGTACCATTCACTACCATGCTTCCCTCCGGACTTATCCTTGCTTCCGGCAGTGCCACTGTTGTGAAGTTGATGCTGAAATCACTTGATTCAACATACAATGTTGTCCCGGCCGATATATTCCCCTCTAATTCATATTTGGGATGTGCTGTCACAGACGGAAACCGGACGCTTATTAAAACGCTTTCGGTTACAATTTTCAATGGAGGGGTGACACTGAACATATCCGATTGCGAGCTCTTGAAATCAGATAAGACGGGAGTCAGGATAAAGGTATTCATCTGTACATCGCAGGTTCCATCCTGGCAGGGTGAAACGACACAATCCTATTACAGCTTGAACGCAGAGGACGGTTTTGATGAGTCGACCGTTGATATTGTCACCCCGCATGCCGATGTTTACTCGTTCGGCATCCTTGGACTTAGCATTATCGAAGCGAGAAAGATATCTTTAATCGGTACGGCGATTATCAACTCCGGAAGTCTCTTTCAAGAGGGCCGCTTAATAAGCAGACTGGACAATAATTACTATTTAAAGTCTGTAAAAGTCGTTGCGACCCGTGCAAGTGACGGTGTTACTGTTGCCGAGAAAGCACAAAGCATAACATCTTCCACTACACCGACACGCTTAGGAAACGACTGGATGGCAGGTGAGTCCGTCAACTTCAGAACACCGGTCTCTATGCCGGATGTTCCGGCCCTTCCTGCTAATGATTATTATCGTTTTACATGCTATTTTAGATTTGAATGATATGGAAAGAGTAAAACTATTTATTGAAGGTAACCTTATTGTAAAATATGGTTACAAAATGGGGGGGGGTAAAATCTCCTTACAACAAAAGAAAGAGAATTTTGAGTATGAAAAACTAATTGAAGGTGATTATGTCTATAACGGTGAAACTGGCGATATCGCTTTGTCTGGCAGTGTTACTTTCCTTCGGAAAGGAGGTGAGGATGGCTGTTTATAATGTTATTCCTGACCGGTTTACTAACCTGGATATCCGCGATACCCTAAACGCAAACGGTGGTAGCGTCGGGGATAACTCAAGCGATTATTTTGGGGTCCGGGCGAATGTGAACATCTTCTCTTTGAAGAAGCCCGTTAAATTCAACAAACAGTTTGTAACGGATGCCGATGCCTGGTGGAAAGCTGATAATGGGAATTTCGGTATCATCCTTCCTCCGGCCGGCTCTCTTCCGGCTGTGGGTTCCCCCATGTCTCCTTGGTCATGGGATTTTCCCGGCGGTAGCGGCAGTCCGTTGAGAATTTCAGATTATGCAGGCTATAATCCTAAAGCCCCACATCTGTTTTCGATGCATCCGGACCCCGGCCTGTATCCCAATTCGCAATTCAGATGCTCCATCCTGCTAAGGCAGAATGCTGAGATATCAATTAATAATATAGCTGATATCAGCAGGGCTTATATGGGTGTGGTGGTAAGGCATCAGGCAAACGGAGAACTTCGATTCCGTACACTGAACAGGTCCGTTATGGAGATGCAGCAACAAGAATATGCAGTGGTGTTGGATGTTCCGAATTGGCCGGACGGTAAAGTGGATGTTTATATGGTTGCTTCCTATGCTGAAGCTTCAGAGCAGTCTTACAGTAGTATAAATGTGACTCTGTTTTCAATGAATCAGGGTTCTTTAGAGACAGCTTACATGATCAAGACCCTTGCCAAGCCTGTACCGAACAGCTTTAAATTTGATTATAAGGTCGTTAATGACTTTGCGAATGAATATCATTTGGAATGTACATTTACGTCTATTAAAGGAGCATGGGAGAAAGCCCGATTCTCAGTATTCCTTGAGTCTGATCCGATTGGTGCTTTCCTCGGTGGTATGGGTGAGTCTTTATCTCCTGCTCCGATCGGAGAAATGCTGTCACAGGGAGAGTCGTATACATTCAACTCTCAATCATTTACTCGTGTACAGACTTCTCAAAATAACTATGTAAACTATACAGCGAGATACTTAGGAGACAATTATCAATCCGGCTCTATCTTCTTTAGAGCCAAATAAATTAGAATAATGGAAAATCAAGAAACAAAAATCAGTAATGTAACCACTTCAATGAAAGTGGAGAAAGAGATCAACGGATTTAAAGTATCCGGAACGGTCGAAGTCTATAACGACAGTAAACGGATCAAGCGCATTGACGCTTCCGTACAAAAAACAGATTCGAACGCCATGGCACCTTTCAAGTATTCCTTTACGGTTACCCGTGGACTGAACGATATGGTCAATCCATCTGAGGAGAATGAACCGGAACGGGACCAGGCTCTGACAGCCGGCATCGAATTTGAGAAAGCTGTTGAACAGGCCGTATCCGGTATGATATTTAACACTATCGTAGAATAACATTAAAACAAAATCAATGGAAAATCAAGAAACAAAAACAGAAAAGAAAATCGTGAAAGTGAAACTTAGTGATGCAATTAAAAAGGCATCTATCCTGAAAGCCGTTCTTCTTGCTTATAAAGATAAGGAACTGTCGGCAGAGCTCAAATCTAAAGTGATGATGACCCGTATTTATTACGGCAAATTTCGCAAGCAGTTTGAAGAGGATGTAAAGGAAGCCCGTGAGGGGCTGAAGCCGGAGGGTTATGATACACAGCTTCAGGAAATAGACGAACTGGAAAATAAGGCCCGTGGAGATAAGGACATTCGTAACCTTACTCCTGAAATGCTAAAATCTGCCCTCACTGAAGAGGAATACGACAAGCATGAAACTTTCATGCCAATTTTCAATAAGTATATGGAAGAGGTCACTAACTTCAAATCTGAGAAGTTGGATGAAGAAGTGGAGATGGAAGAAAAGAAATTCACTCAGAAAGAGTTCGATGAAATCTTGAATGTCAATACCGCTGAGAGCTATAATCTTGATTTGTGTATGCCCTATAACGGTAAGAATATGATCTTTCCCGGCACAATGAAAAGTGCCGATTTTATGGAGGTACTGTACGAAGAGTTTATTGACTAAAAGAGCAGTACGGTTATTACGAATCATACTGTCTATAAGATCGCACCCAATTAATATTGGGGTGACAAAGGCATCGTAGATATAATATCAATAATTAGAAAAACAAAAAAATGAGTAGAGGATTACGAAACAACAATCCCGGTAATATTAGACATGACCGGGATAAATGGCAAGGTGAGATTGTACCCAGCCAAGACAAAAGTTTTAAGCAATTTATTTCGATGGCATACGGCTATCGTGCTTTGATCAAGTTACTGCAAAACTACCGGAAACTACATAACCAACAAACTATTGCTGAGTTTATAAACAGATATGCACCACCTTGTGAAAACAATACATCAGGATACATTACCCGTGTATGCAGTGAAATGCAGGTACCGTCTACTTATATTCCAGACATCGATGACAAAGCCACAATGTGTGCCTTTGCCGCGGCCATCAGCCAAGTAGAAAACGGAGTTCCCGCAGTCATGACAGATATTGAAGCCGGGTGGGATTTGTTAATGAAGTAAAAATAGTGCGGGCGTTGTACTAAGTTGTACAAATATTGTGCGCCCGCATCTTTTTATTTATCAGAAGGATAACTCTTAACCGCACAAAAGTACAATTAAATAGCGAAGCAGTTGAAGCATTGCATTCCTTCCTGTTTGCTTTCATCAAGTACATGCGCATAGATCATTGTTTCTTTCAAATTACTATGTCCTAATAACTTTTGCAATGTCGCTACATCCTTTGTTTTTTTTAGAAATATGGTAGCGAAAGTATGCCTACCTGTTTTGGCTGACACTTTTTTCTTTATCTCTAATATGGATGCGATCTCTTTAATTTGCCTATTAACAACCTGATCACATTGCAATGAAGTAAAGAGGTGTCCTTCTTTTCTTTTTCCTTGGAGTTCCTCTATGATCTTGAACGCCGGAATTGAAAGTGGTATTTTTATTGCTTCCGGTTTGCAATTTCTATTTTTAATCCGATAATAAGTAAGTATTCCATTATTAATTTGTTCAAGACAGACGTGTCGAGCATCAGAAATATGCAAACTGGTGAAACACATAAATAAAAAGAAACCTAATGTTCGTTCTAAACGTTCAGGTAATCTTCTATCATAGTATAAACTAATGAACTTTATCAATTCCTCTTCGGTGAGATAGTCAATATTACTTTTTATTCTCTTTACACCAAAATCCTTAAAAGGATCATTTTCCATATACCCCTTTTTTATAGCCGCAGATACATATATTTTTATGGTTGATAAATTACGTTGGGCCGTTGAATCTGCGTTGCATAGAGTTTTTTTCATATAAATTAGATAGTCTCTGAGGAAATCTTCTGTTAGTTCATGAAACTGTAAGCCTTCACAATACTCTTTAAACTTTCTCATACAACTTTTGTGATGTCGAAATGTTCCTATTTCTAATCTCCTACTGTAAGTCTTCATATAAGATGCTACAAAGTCATGAAAGGATTTAAAATCTGAAGGGTTGTTATATTCCCTCATAAAAGCTTCTTTATTCAGTGTGAGATTTTTGAGCCTATACTTAACGAGAATATCATTAACTTTTGCTTTCAACCGTTCTATGATGAGATTAATATCTTTTGCTTCCTTATTAGTACCTCTGAGCATTCCTGTTTTAGAATCAAATTTAGTTGTAGGCACAGATAACTTACAAGGTATAACAACTTTTTCCTTTCCTAAATAAAAGGATATATAGAGAGGAGCATTACCCTCTTTATTGATTCTCTGTATATTTTGGACTATTCTTATGATCATTTTTGTTTTCTAAATTCTTTCTACCATACCTTAATTAGGGTATGTTTTCTATTTGTTTTCTACCTTTTTGAAGAAATTTGCACGATTTTGACCTGAAATGATGTGGTACTAAGTGTTTGATAACCAGTAAAATGACGAAAGGCAAGTAGTCTTTTTATAGACTACTTGCCTTTACGTTGTGATTCAAGTAACGTTTATTAATCGCCTGATTATTAATTATTTACGCAATTGTATGGCCTACAATATGCCTACATTTCTTATCTATTACAGGTTATTTCTTACTTAATAAGACTTGTATTAGACGTTCCTTCTCTTCAATTATCCTTTCTAAATCAGCTATTTTTGCATCCTTATCAAGTTCATTTGATTTTATTCCAGTTATGGGAATATCATCAAAGAATACACCTACAGGAACCTCTAAAACCTTTGCTATTGCTTCAATGGTTTTTGTATTCGTTGATCCATTTCTAACAATAGCCTGTATGCTACTATCTTCTTTTCCTATACGTGAAGCAAGTTCTCGTATAGTGATTTTCTTTAATTCACATAACTCTCTTATTAACAAGAAATTAGCCATATTGCACCTTTGTTATAACTTTTATTAACGTGAATTTTATTCACCTATGGTAAAAATAATTATACCTTTGCTGTGTAAAGTTAACAATAATGAGTATATTTATCACAAAGGTATGACGAAAAAAAAATTAAAAAGGAATGATGACGGCGAGAAACTAAGAATGTACCTTTTGAATTTGCCGGTAAAAGAATCTTCTGAAATGTCCCTTAAGTTGGCAGAAGCATGTAAAGTGCCATTACATACCATTCGTAATTGGCGGGGTAGTCGTTGTCGTATTCCCGAACTTGCCAAGGATAAGATCGAGGAAGTAACGGGCATGAAAATCTTCCATGTGGACTAAATAACCTTTTAAGACTTAAATGTTATGAATACAAAGATTATTGCGAGAGTGAACAATGTAAATATCTTATCTACGGGTGACGAACAATTTGTGGCAATCAGACCCATTTGTGAAGCGTTGGGTGTTGATCCGGAAGGACAGCGGCAGCGGATAGAACGGGATGAAATACTCGGTCCAACCGCCTGTATGATAAAGGCGGTTGCCGGCGACGGAAAAGATCGTGAAATGTATGCTATTCCTTACTGTTATGTTTTCGGCTGGCTGTTTTCTATTGACATCTCAAAAGTAAATGAAAACGTAAAAGCATCGGTTCTGGAATATAAACTTGCATGTTACAAGGCTTTGTTTACACATTTCACGGAGCCGCAAACCTTCCTGAAGCAAAAGCAGACCGTTATCGAGCAGAAAGTAACGGAGTATCAGGAGTGCCAGCGTCGTTTTAAAGATGCTCAAAAGTTGATGAACGAAGCTAAGACGGAATTAAACCAGGTAATGAAAATAACGATCGATGACTGGCGGGCTAATAATTGCCAGTTGGATTTACCTTTTGTTTCCGGTGAAATGGATGATTGACTTTAGAAGCAGATAATAAATAACCTGGGCGGCTTTTGCCGCTCTATATAATAAACGCCGGAGTGTGGAGATAACCCCGAAGGGCGAAAGCGGGTGTTATTGGTAGTTCGATACTATCCTCCGGCACAAATAAAGATAGAAAGGAACATTATGGAAAATAAAGAATATCTCTGTATTAATTGTGCTAAAAAGATAGAATGTTATGGACCTGACATCAAATTAGAAGAACCCGATTTATGTATTCCTATAAGTTGTATAGATTATCAAGATGTAGAAGAAAAATTTAATGTATAACAATATAAGGATGAAATCAACAATTACCACCCCCGATGAATTAACCACGCTACGAATAGAAGGCAGTAGTGGAACTTATAAAATATTCAGTAGCTTCCGCCCCATGGAATCCCCTGCGTTCGTGGATGCGGTAGACAGGAAGTATAATCTGGCGGAGATAAAGAATCTTTCCGGCGGAAAAGGTTATTTCCTGGTACACTTGAACAAGAAGCAACAGGAAACCATACAGGAGGATTTAAACGCTATCCTTTGCGATAGTGTGCCGTGTCTTCTGTAAACTAAGACAATTTTAGCGAAATGTCATGAAAGAAGACAGACGTCTTAAGAAACCTACGTTATCAGATGCGGAAGAAAGGTTACCGGTTTGATACAAAGAATCTGGTAGCCATTATGCCTTCACATGACAAACGTTCTCTTCTCCAGGAAAAGAGATTAATCAAATTCGGTTTTTCAATTCAGTATAACATGTTTGAACAATGAAAGATAAAAATTTAAAATACATCGCCCACGCTATTATCGTGGTTGCCTTTATGGGACTGATTGCCTTTGTCATTTATTATACGGGTAAAATCGCTTTTCTTTGGCTGTTATTATTCGTTTTCCTGTATCAACCTTGGGGAGACTTGAAAACAAAACAGGAGAAAAACAACGAAGAATAAGTAACTATGTAACTTTATAACGATGATAAAGGCAGAAGACATCTACAAAGTAACCAACAACGGGCTGGATATAATTCTACATTATTATCCGCAAGCCCGGGATTGTGTCGGAACCAACCGCCATTTCAAACGCCGGCCGTCAGAGGACGATGCGTCGGCCTGTATCAAATTGTTCGGAAAGGAAGGTTCCCAGCAGGTTTATAAGGTAACGGATTTCGGCGATACCGGAACGGCTCAAAGCCCCGTCGATATCTGCATGTATGAGGAAGGCCTCCGGTTTAACGAGGCTATTCTTAAACTTGCATCCATGTACAACGTAACCGACGAACTCAACCGTAACGTAAACAAGCCGGACATCCGTAAGGTTCCGGCCTCCCAAGATCAGAAAGACGGTACTAAAATTTTCGAGCTTGCCGATCATCTCGCCCCGGATCAGTTACGCATACTCGGCCCCCGTGTCACCCAGGAGAACGCCGAGGCCCTGCACTGGTATTCGGCCAAATATATAGGGTATGTAAAGAATCGCGAGGTAACCTATAAATACGCGACTGCGACATACCCTATCTTTATGCGCGAATGTCTGGTAAAACCGGCCGAAGGCGACACGCCCGAAGTGAAGTTCTATAAAATATACGAGCCTCTGAATCCGGACAAACAGTGGCGTTTTTCCTACACCCCGGAAGGTGTCAAGCCGAGGGACTATATAAACGGTCTTTCCGAACTGAAGGCCTTATACCGGGAATTTAATTCCAGGGAAGAAGCCGCATTTAAAAAGAATCCGGCCAATGCAGAAAAGCCTTATAAGGAGCAGAAGCTGCAGGAGGCGTTTATATGTTCCGGAGAGCGCGACGCCCTGTGTGTCAAGTCGCTGGGCTTTTCCCCGATCTGGTTTAATTCGGAAACGTATAAACTTTCCGAACAGGACTACAAGGAGATCATGAAATACGTTGAAATCCTGTATAACATACCCGATATCGACACGACGGGCAGGGTGAAGGGTACGGAACTTGCACTGCGTTTCATTGATATCCACACGATCTGGCTACCGGCCTGGCTTACCACTTACCGGGACCAGCGGGGCAAACCCCGTAAGGACTTCCGGGATTTCATGGAATTAAGAAGCAAGAACGAGGATTTCCGTAACCTTATGACGCTTGCCATGCCGGCCAAATTCTGGTATTCTAAGTTTAACGAGAAATCCCGACAATGGGATCACAACATAGATGCGGACTGCCTTCACTACTTTTTGCGTCTTAACGGTTTCTATTCGCTTCATGATGAAAATTCCAGTTCAACGAAATACATCCGTATTACCGGCAATATCGTAAAACTGATCAAGGCAAAGGATATCCGGAAGTTTATCCGCAGTTGGGCCCAGGACAGTTTTTTATCCCGCGATATCAGAAACTTAATTTTGAACAGTCCCAAGCTGTCAGATACGGCCCTGGACAATTTGCAGGAAATAGAACTGGACTTTACCAATTATACCCATAATACGCAGATGTTCTTCTTTCCCGGTTGCAGCATGGAAGTAAGCGGTACCGGTATAAAAGAGCATCCGGCCAACGGCAGCACATTGTCCCACTACGTTTGGGAAGAAAACGTACTGAAACACAAAGTCCGTCTTATGGACGACATGTTTACTATTTCCCGTAAAAAAGACATAGAGGGCAACGATGTTTTTGATATCCGGATAAATGCCGTCCCTTCTAACTTTTTCGGCTATGTAATCAATTCGAGCCGCGTTTACTGGCGTAAGGAACTGGAATATAATTTCGACGACAAGAGCGTGGGGGAAGCGGAATCCTACCGGGAAAAACATAAATTCGATATCGAGGGGGAAGGTCTCACGGCGGAAGAAGTGGCCGAGCAGAAAAGGAACCTTATCAACAAGATCTTTACTATCGGTTATATGTTGCACCGTTATAAATCCCCTTCGCGTGCCTGGGCACCACAGGCCATGGATAACAAGATCGGTGAAGACGGTGAATGTAACGGGCGTTCGGGCAAATCATTCATGTTCAAAGCCCTTTCCTACTTTATGAAGACTGTCAAGCTTTCCGGCCGTAATCCCAAGTTAATGGATAACCCGCATGTGTTCGACCAGGTAAACCAGCATACCGACTTTATCCTGGTGGATGATTGCGACCGGTATCTTAATACGGGCCTGTTTTACGATATCATCACGTCAGATATGACCGTGAACCCGAAGAACAACCAGTCGTTTACTATACCTTTCGAGGAATCGGCCAAGCTGGGATTTACAACTAATTATGTTCCTATTGATTTTGACCCGTCTACGGAAGCCCGTTTGCTGTACCTGGTATTCTCCGACTACTACCACCAGCGTACGGAAGATAACGACTACCGGGAAACGCGTTCTATCCGGGACGATTTCGGTAAGGATTTGTTTTCCAAGACGTATTCCGAGAACGAGTGGAACGCCGATATAAATTTCTTCTTGCAGTGCTGCCGTTTTTACCTTTCCCTTTGCGAGGAATCTATAAAATTGCTTCCGCCCATGGAAAACATTATCAGGCGTAAATACAAGGCCGATATGGGTAATAACTTTGAGGACTGGGCGAACTCTTATTTCTCTCCGGACAGCGATCACCTGGACAGCTTTATCGTCCGTGAAAAGGCCTTCGCCGATTACAAAAGCTTTTCCGGTGTGAATAAAATCACGATGCAGCGTTTTACAAAGGCCCTCAAAGGCTTTGTGGCCCTTTGCCCTTACATTGACGAACTCAACCCGAAGGACCTTTGTAACTCCCAGGGACGTATCGTACGCAAGGATAACGACGGCAAGGCCGCCGACATGATCTATCTGCGTTCATGCGGCACGGCGGAAACGGCTGCCGGTGGTGGAACGGAACCGGCCGATCCGACACTCATGTTTGTACCTGATGAACGACCGGATGAATGAATAACGCGCATTTGAAATTAAACAGCATGTCCGAGTTTACCGCGCTCTGGAACAGCGGCGAGAGGTTCCGGACTTTCGCCGAACAGGTTTACCGCTATCTGGAACGTATGAAACCAGGTACCGTCCTGATGCTGGAACGCTATTCTGGCGAGCAGCTTGAATGGATCATCAAAACGGCCTGTGTTTTTATCCTGGAAGGTGACAATTCCCTGGAGTATGAATTTAACGAAGACTATACGGCCGTCGTGCACCGCCATGTGGACCCGGATGTTAAGAAATGGATTTTAAGCAGGTGCAAACATCGCGTATAAGGCGGACCGTAGCCGGTATAAAATACGAAAAGAGGGACCAGATACGAAAGTGTCGGCCCCTCTTTTCGTATGGAAACAGATGCGTCCTGCCCGGCTTCCCTCCCCATACCCCACCTCTATTTCATACAAAATTTTAGTAACCTTGTAACCTTTGTTTGTTTGAAAGAAAAAAGTCTGAAAATCAAATGAATAAATAGGAAATAGAGGTTACGAAGTTGCAGTTACAAAACAGTTACAAACTTTTCCGGTTTGTAACACCGGCCTTTTTATCTTCTACCGGTAAGCCCGGTTACAAACTGTTTTCCGGCCATTTTTTTGTAACGGAAATTAGTAACGTTGCTAAGTTGCTAAGATACAGAAATTTATCTTTTCCGGTTGCCCGGTTACGAAATTACAAAAATTTAGTACCGGATTATATCAGCACAGCCCGGCGGAGAAAATGCCGGGCGTGTGGCAGCAGGAAAAAGTGTATTATAATTATTCTCCCGGAGTATATTTATCAAAATGGCGGTCGAAAGCCTACATTTTCCCGTAAATAGCAGAACAACAGTCCATAAAGGAATATCTTTGCCTTTAAAAAGGAATGTTATTGCTATGATTACCACCCGAATACAGATTGAATCCTACCTGGCCGAATACGTCCGGGGCAAATATTACGACGAAACGGTCGGTACCGTCCGTTTTCCTTCCTCGTCCGATATCTATGTGACCGTTTACGATCTCATGGAGAAACGGCCGGTAAATTGTCCGGCTGACCGTGGCAACCTGGAGTTTATGCTGCCTGACCGCCGGGAGGCCAATTTTGCTGGCGGCAAGTCCCCGGAACAGTTCAATTACATTTCCGTACGCGGTACCGCCATTCTTGAAAAGCGTCTGCGTGCCCTGATGTGGGCCGAGCTGCACGAACTCATGGACGAAAACAAGCACCTGCGCGGAATCGAGTTTAAAGAAACCGTTTTCACCTTCCTGAAAAAGTATGATATCTCTTCCATTCAGGAAGACGGGTTGCTGAAAAACTACCAGCGGTGGCGGGACAGTTTCAGGCGCAAGAAAAAAAGGGCCTATAACCGAAAAAAAGTGTAAAAAAGCAAGTTATTTTTTACCTACCAATTGTATCTGTTTGTCCTTTTTTGTCCGGTTTTTGGCTGAAAAACGTCTGAAAAATGCTGAATATTTGATTATCAATACTTTATATCTGTAATTATGTCAAAAAAGTTAATATCCGCTGCGCATAGTCTGCAACTGGTTCCCGTTTACAACATTATTCATTTCGGCGTGGTGCGTTCGAAAGCTGTTCTCCGCTCTATCGGCAAACCTGATATTCTTATGATCGTACCGGGAACTTTAAAGCCGGGTGACACCAGAAACGAAGACGTCTATACTAAAAAACATACCTTCAAACTTGCCGGCGTGTCGCAAAGTAAGACGCTTTACCTGGCAAATCTGCAAGCGATACCCTTTGTCGCTCTCTATACTGACGAAACCGGTAATACCCGTGTTTCCGGCTCCCCCGATTATCCGCTTGCCTTTTCTTTTGAGATCGGCAGTGGCCTTTATGACTGCACCCTGTCCGGTACTGGTCCGGACGTTGATGCGTTCCTTTAGGCTCTCTTTCAGTCCTTCTTCGCCTTTCATATAGGTGTTTTCTTTGTCGTAAAAAAAGAGAACGTGGACAAAATACAGGAGATTTTTACAGCCCCTTGGGCAATCGCTGATAATGATTATTACCGGTTGCTTTCTTTACTTGTGCCGTGTGTTGCAGCCGGCAACCTGGATGCGATCGAAAAACGGCTCGACAATAATAAAATAACCGCCTACGCCACTACGCCTTACCTTGCTGACCGGTGGGAATTGGACGACGACACCCTGCCTGTTGACAGCGTGGCCGTCATAATCCTGGAAGGTACCTTGTATTCCTGGGAGACTTACCGCCTGGAAAAGCAGCTCCGTGATATTTCCGATAATCCTAAGATTTGCGGCGCGGTCCTGTGGATCAACGGTCCGGGCGGCATGGTTGCGCATGTGGACCTGGCAGCTAAAATGATCGCCGAATCTTCCAAACCTATAGCTACCTACGTGGCCGGTACCATGGGTAGTGCCCATTTCTGGCTGGGAACCGCCGCCGGCAGAACCTTTATCGCTTCCCCTATGTGTGAAGTCGGTTCCGTCGGTATCATGCTTACTTACCAATCCTTTAAGAACTATTTCAAGAAACAGGGCATTGATTACCGGGAAATCTATCCGGATAGTGCCGATCTGAAAAACTATGAAACCCGCGCGATTGAAGATGACAACAACGAAGAACCTATAAAGCAACGTCTGGCGGTCATGCACCGTATTTTCTGCGATGCGATCAGTCGGAATCTGGGTATTGCCTACGATCCGGAACTTCCCCTTTTCCGGGGACAGATATTCACCGGGGACGTAGCCGTGGCAAACGGTTATATCGATCAGTTCGGTACGCTGGAAGACGCTGTAAAGTGGGTGCTGGCACAGGCTACCGTCAGAAAAGTAAATGAGATGTATAACATATAGTATTAACTTTAAAATTTTGTATATATGAAATTGGATTTTAAGAGTTTATCCGCTGTCATTCTGGGCGTGTTGGGCCTGTCGGAATGGAGCAAGGTAGAGGATAAGAACTCTATCACGGCCGAGGAAATGACAAAACTGAAAAATTACGGTTTTTCTGATAAGTTCCTCACGGACTTTAAAGCATCCCTCGAGAACGACTTCCAGGACGAAGCCGGAACCGGGAATGAGGGAGAGGGAAACGAAGAACCTACCACTACCGCTTTCCTTCGCGGTTTGTTGGGTGATACTGCGGCCCGTCTGGCACAGGCACAGGAACAGCTTGAAGCCTTGCAGACGCAACAGCGTGACGAAAACCGGAACAACACCTCGCTGATTGCCAAGAAGGATGCCGAGATAACGAAGCTATCCGGTATTATCGCTCAACTTTCGGCCGCTGCGGAAGATGATCCGGGCAAAGGGAAGCAGTACAACGCCCAGGCGGACGGTAAGGGAAAATTCAATCTCCGGGATGAAAAGCAGCTGGGAGGCTTGCAGGGTGAAATGTTCTCACTGGACCGCCCGTATAACCTTCGCGCCAAAGCTGCGTTAATGGAGGCTGCCGGTTTTGAAATGATCGCTCTTCCGAAAGCAAGTTCCATTGACTACAGCCGTTTGAAGGAGGACCTCGGGGCCTTTTACCGTATTCCCTGGCAACAGCGTTTGCAGTCGTTTTTAATGGAACTTCCTTCCATTGAAAGTATTTTCCCGCTTGAATCCGGTTATCAGGATTTGGCTACGCTGGTTAATATCTGGCTGGGCGAGTTCTCACAGGCCGGTAATGAGGAATCCGACTTCGATAAGGTGACTAAAGGTTCCTACGAATTCGACGATGAAACCCTGCGCATGTTCAACGTGATGTTTGCACACCGTTTCAAAAATTTAAAAGCCCTGGAGAAAACATGGATTGGCACTTTGAACAAGGAAGGTTCAAACCCTATCAAGTGGTCTTTTATCGAGTACATCCTGGCCGAAACCGCCAAGAAGTTGCATAACGAGCGCGAGCAACGCCGTATTAACGGAATCCGTAAGGACCCGAATCTGAACGAACCGGGCAAAGCACTTGCTGCAGCTGACGGCCTGTATGAGTTCCTGAATAAAAAAGTGAACGGACATACCGATATCAATAACGGAAAGTTCGTTTACCAGATCAAACCGTTCGAGCTGGGAGAACTTACCGAAGCAAACATCGGTGAAAAGGTATACAAGGGTACTTCCATGATCCCGGCGGTTCTTCGTGACAGCGGTAACCTGGCACTTTATATGCCTTCGCACTTTATTGTATTGTATCATAAATACAATGAACTGCATTACGGACAGAACCAGGATTACAAGGCTAATATCATGTATGTAAAGGAATATCCGGCGGTGAAGATTATTCCGGTTCCCAATGCTGACAACCACCACCGTATCTTCTGGACGTTTGAAGGCAACATTAAAACCTACGAGGACAAGCCGGGTGAAATGACGGCTTTCAACCTGGAGCAGGAAGACTGGAGCCTGAAAGTATGGAGTAACTGGCGTGAAAGTATCTGGGCTATTGCCGTGGGATTCAAGTACACCAAGAAGGAAGATATGGACTATAACCGTCAGATGATCTTCTGTAATGAGTATGACCGCCCGGCGTCTTACTTTGTGGACGCTGACAAGGACAAGAACCCGTCGGCCAAGCTTCATACCTCCATTGTTACCGTAGCCAATACATCCGAATTTGCCATTACCGATATTGCAGACGCGCCGGTAGGTGCGGTTATTTCCCTGAAATGCGGAAGCGTGGATAAGGGTGTCAAGATTGATAAAAGCGGCAAATTTGACCTTATTTCCGCTGCCTGGCAGCCGGGTAAGGGGGATGTGATTAAACTGATGAAACGTACCGACGGTAAATTTATCGAGATCGGCCGTGAAAACACTTCTTCGGATGCGTTGCAGTTTGCTCCGGATGAAACGACACCTTCCCTGCTTGACGGTGAGGTGTTTGTTACCGGTAAGAATACAAAAGCGACGACAATCACCAACTTTACCGGTGCGGAAACCGGTATTGTTTACACGATCTACGGAAGCAATGCTGCAAATACTACTTCCATTCCCAACAGTGGAAATTTTGTCCTGACTGCTGGCATCACGCTTTCCGAAGGTAAGTTCATCAAACTGACGAAAGCCGCTGACGGCAAATTCTACGAAGTGGCAAGAGGCTAAATTTCATTGGAAGGGATACTTTATCCCTTCCATTTTATAACCCTATAAATGATTAAGTTATGACATACGTAAAAGCAAGCGTAAGAAGACCGGCCGGCAACCCGGGTAATGGTATTCAGCCCAAGGATCAGCTCGTAATCTACGACGTTGACGATATTCTTTCTTTTCCGCAGAGAAACGAGGCCGGGGTGGTTATTGAGGATGATATCGTAATGAAGGAGGGACGTTATGCGATTGGCATTTACCTGACACCCGGCACCGCTGAAATCAGTTCCAACAGCGACGGGGAAACCGATGCCGAAGGTTATACTCCTTCCATTAAGTTCAATCATCCCGGTAACCAGCAGGAAATCCGTGAGTTTAAAACAAACTGGCTTACCAAGAAATGTATCGTTGTGCTCCGCTATTGTAGCGGAAAGCCTGCCGATCTGATCGGAACACCCTGTAATCCGTGTAAGTTATCCGTTTCTTATACCGGTTCCAATGAATCGAATACGAACGAGCTTACTTTCACCCAGATCAGCAAGGGGGATGATATCGCCATTTACCAAGGTACCGATACCCTGGAAGAGCCGGTGGCTGTGGTGGAGGCCAAAGCCACGGATATAACTTACCAGACAGACGGGCAATACCAGCTTTCCGCAGGCGAGGCTAAAATAGCCGGTGTTACCGGTGGAAGCCATGGATCGGTAATTACCCTTATGGGATGTTCGGGTGTTGCGCCAACAGTAGAAAAAGGCGGTAATTTCCTTCTGAAAAACGGTAAGACGTTTACCGCTTCCGAAGGTGCCCAACTGACGTTGCGGGCGTTTAACGACGGTTCGGAGGCTTTGAAATGGATTGAACAGAGCCGTTATGAACCGTAAGTAAACGGCTTTCATGTAATTCAAAGGGTGACCGGTAGCACATGCCCGGCCACCCTTTGTCCTTTTTGGGGTAATTGCCCCTTTTTTCCTTTGTATCATCAAATTTTATATAGTATGAAACAGGAAATTATTATCTATCTGGCCGGTCCGCGTAACTTTATCCAGGGCGTGGAACTGTACGAGAAATACGGTATCAACCGTATGTTAAAAAAGTCATTCCGCCGGCAAGGAGAAACGGAAACGATGAAGGCCATTCTTTTAGAGGAACTACGGAAGCTGGCCGGGCTTTCCGAACGTGAATTTAAGACGATCCGGCGCAACTCCAAACAGCCGGCCGCGGTAAAAATGGAACCCGCCCGGGAGGAAACATCCAAAACGCCGGTAAAATACAGCGATGATTTGCTGCTGGAACTTGCCGAATCTTTCGGCGTCAGCGTGGAAGAACTCGTTTCGTCTGATTTCCGGGATAAGGTTCTTTCCATGGATGAAAATGCCGACCGTGTGGAAGAACTGGAAGAGGAACTGAATCAGGCGGAGAAACGATATAAGGCAGCTCCGGAAACCGTAACCAAAATGATACGTTTCCGCGAGAAATTTACCTTCCTGAACTCTCCGGATTGTCCCGACATTCTGAAAATACTTGTTTCCGACATGTTCACCGCATACGGGAAGTATAAGGAGGCTTTCGCCCGCCTGGAAGCTACGCCGGATGATGTCAGTTCACTTTCTACAGCACAGGAAGCGCAGGCGGTTGTGGAAAACTTCATCGCTAACCGCGAGATGTGGGACGAACTGGAATATTACCGGGAAAACGGAAAGATTCTGGGTAAATGTGAGAAGGTAAAAAGTTTGTCCGTCCGTAAAGGCGTCGAGAACCTTTCGGATATCGACATACAAAAGGCACTGAATAACGCCCGCGCCAACCTTTCAAAGAATAAGGCGAAACTGGAACAGGCCGGGGATGATGAGAAGAAGAAAGCGAGTGCCCTTGCATTGATCCAAAAGTGGGAAACTACACAGAAGGCCATAGAGGAAGAAATCGAGGCGCGAAAAAAAAAGTAATTGAACTTATTGCCAGTCTGACAGGGAAACGGCAACGGATCACAAAGAACCTGGGCCGTTTCTCTCACCCTTGCGACCGCTCGGAGCTGGGGCACCAGCTCAAAACATTAACCCTCCGGATAGAAAAAGAAGAAAGCCGGCTTAAACAACTTTCCAATGATAACAAATAAAGTTTATAACGAGGACTGCCTGGAGGCGTTGAAACGTGTTCCGGACAAATCCGTAGATTGTATAATAACCGATCCACCTTATTTCCTGGGAATGACACACAACGGGCAGAAAGGCAGCTTTAAAGATTTGTCTATCTGTAAACCCTTTTACCGGGATTTGTTCCTGGAGTTTAACCGGGTAAAGAAAACCGGTGCTTGTGTGTACTTTTTTACGGACTGGCGCGGATATGCTTTCTATTATCCGTTGTTTGACTTGTATTTAGGCGCGTCAAACATGATCGTCTGGAACAAACAGTCGGGCCCGGGTAATCATTACGCCTTTATACACGAACTTATTTTGTTTCATTGCGGAAAGGGTGTTTCTATCGGTGCCACAAACATAATAGATAATATCCGGTCTTTTGCGTCCGGTGCGAAACTGGTAGAAGGTGAAAAGGTGCATCCCACACAGAAACCGGTGGCGTTGATCCGTAAACTGATTGAAGACAGTACAAAGCCCGGCGATCTGATCCTGGACACTTTCGGTGGTTCCGGTACTACAGCGGTGGCAGCCATTGAAAGCGGCCGGAACTTTGTATTAATGGAACAGGACGAAATTTATTATTTCACGGCACAGAAACGAATAAAAGATGCGTATGAACGATTTAACGGTGGTGGATAGTATTTACCTGGATGCGCAGCAAAAAGAAGATGTACGGCGTTTGTCTTCTTTAGGGTATTCGCCGAAAGACATAGCCGTTTCCCTGGGGCTTTCTCCGGAGGATGCCGGGCTTTTTGTCCGGGATGCGGAAACGGCGGGAACTTCCGTTAACTTCCTGATCCGGGAAGGGATTCTGGTAGCACGTGCCGCCCCTGAAATAAAACTCCATGAAGCGGCGGAAGGCGGAAACGTGGAAGCTATAAAACAGCTGGAGGCCGTACGGAAAAGACATACTTTTGAACGTTTAATCGAGCAAATGGATGACGACGAATTTAATTAAGCCCTCACGAATAGACTTTGACAAGGTGGATATCAACCAGATTCAAAGGATTCTTTCTACCGGTACGCTGGAAGCCCTCGCGCCTGATGAAAGGGAATATTACAGCCTTATGGAAATGGTACGGGGCCTTCGTGCCCGTATGCGTATAAATGGTAAGTTGGTGACAAAGGCCGGTATCATCCGCCTTTTGAAGTCGGAACCTTACGGGCTTTCGGACTGGATGGCCCGCCAGGTGTATGCCGACAGTCTCAATTTCTTTTATACGCAGGATAACGTACGCCCGCAGGCTTTCGCCAACCTGTACGCGGAAAAGGCCGAAAACTGGGCGAATACTGTTTTTCTTATGGGAAATGTGAAGGAGGCTAAGAACCTGCTGAAACTGGCGGCGGAACTTCGCGGATGTTATAAGGATCAACAGGCCGAAATACCGGAGGAACTGCTTGCACAGAAAAGTACGATTATTTATACTACCAGCCGTAAGGATCTGGGTGTTCCTGAAATCGACCGTAAAGAACTGGAAGAGTTTATCGACGCGATACCGGAAATTCCTGTTATCGTGCGTGAGAACATAAAAGAGGATGCGCGTATTAAAGCTTTTGACCTGAAAAAACGTATGTTGTATGATATCAAAGAGTTCGGGGAAGATAACGAAGGTGAGTAACGCCGATGATGTGGAAATCAAATACGGCCATATAATCCAGGTTCTGACGGACTGGATCGATACTACTATCCTTGTATCTGTTGACGGGCGCGGTACGGCCAAATCGACCGTTATACAAGCCAGGCGTTCCGCCCGGTGTGTGGAAGAAATGCCCGGCGGTGCGTTCGCTTTTGTTGCCAATACCTACAGTAACCTGGAAGATAATATAATGCCGGCCGTTCAGAAGGGCTGGCAGCTTATGGGCCTGATCGAAGGGGTACACTATATAAAAGATACCTGCCCGCCTGAATCCTGGCGGCGTAAATGTTCGGTTATCGTGGATGATTACAAGCATGTTTACAGCTTCTGGAACGGATGCGTTATTTTCATGGGATCACTGGATAACCCTTCGCTGCTTGCCGGAAAGTCTGTAATACATCTGTTTTATGATGAAGCGAAGTACGACAAGGAAATGAAAGTAAACCGCGCTATGCCTATTCTTCGCGGTGATGCGATCACTTACGGACATTCCCATTTATTCCTGGGAATAACCATTACTACCGATATGCCGGATATCGACGAAAACGAGTACGACTGGTTTTTCCGGTATGTCAAGCAAATGGACCCGGAACGGATCATTAAAATAGTACAGGCGGCAAGTATGCGTAATGAACTGGTAATTTCTCTGTTAAAAGAAGAAAGAAAAAATAAGCCTTCCCCCTTGAAGCTGAAACGTTTGAAACGGGATATTGAATATTACGACCGGGCTTTGTTGAAGTTGAGAAAAGGACAAACGTTCTTTCTTAACGCTTCTTCATTCGCTAATGTTGAGATACTTACGATAGAGTATTTAAAGCGGTTGTATAATGGTACGCTGGAGCTTCACGAATTTAAAAAGTCGGTGGTGGGTATGCGTCCCGGTCTTCGCAGGGATTTACGTTTCTATGTGTTGTTTGGTGAAGGACATAAGTATTATAACGGTACCGCGTCCGGGGAAGCCGCTTACAGCTCGCGGGAACTCCGGTACCTGCACCATGATAAAACGATTGAAGGCGGTATGGACTTCGGTAATATGCTTTCTTTGGTGATCGGTCAGGCGGACGGTGCTTATTACCGGGTACATAAGAACTTTTTTGAGATACCGCCGGGCTGGTTCCGGGAGATCGCCGACCAGTTCCTCACTTTCTTCCAGAACCACGAATATAAAGAACTGGATTTGTACTATGACCGTGCAGGTAATAACTTTGAGAAACAGAAGGAGGATTACGCGGGTAAGATCAAAGACGCCATAGAAAAAGACGGCAGCGGGAACCGTACCGGCTGGATCGTAAACCTAAAGAGCCGTAAACAGGCAGTTATCCGGCAGGATGCGGAATACGACTTCATGCAGGAGATTATGGGCGGTACCAACAAGAACCTACCTATTCTGCTGGTTGATGCGGTGAACTGTAAAGAAATGGTTAGTTCCGTAGAAAAGGCAAAGGCTGAAATCAAATACCGGGGTAACTCTAAAGTAGTGTTCAAAGTGAAGAAGTCCGAAAAGCTGGCACCGAAAAAACTACCGATGTTATCCACCAATTTCTCCGACGCTTTCAAATACTTACTGATGCGCCCCGGCTGGATAGCTTTAGTACGAGGCAAGCGGACGCTGCAGGCCGACTCGTTTGTAGATCAATGGATAGAGAACAGGCATAAAAGGTAATTGCCTTGTAACGCTGGAAAATCGGTTTTCCGGCGTTTTTTGTGTTACCAGGTTACGGGTACCCCTCCGGGAGAGGTCATATTTCACCTTTTAGGGGGAGGGCAACTGCTTTCCGACTTCTGAGCGGCTCGGTCTTCGGAAGGTGTCATTTTTTTAGTTTTTGAAATTTTCTTCGGTTTTTGACTGTTTTTCAGTTGTTTATCTACATTTAGACCAAAATTTTACGCGAAAAAGTGTGTTTTTTATGCGTTTTTACTCGTTTTTTGTACGTTTTTGGGTGAATTGCCTTGTATTTTAGGTGGTTGCCTTGCATTTTTTGGGTAGATTCTTAGTATATTCGCTGACAAATAAGTTTAGTTATGGAGCGAAAAGAAACCCCGATAGATAATATAAAAAGTTCTATTATGACCTGTTTATATTGTTGTCTTGAACCTTTTTCCTTGAATAGTGGCTTTGTAAAAGCTCTAGCAACAGGTTATCCGGTTGAATTTGGAAAAATAGCACTCAACCAGCTATTATTAGAAGGGCTGGTAAGAGAACAATCCGGGAAGCTTTCGTTAACTTCCAAAGGCTATAAGGTAATCAAGAAGTATGGAAATTATCATGAATATCTTCGTGCTTTGAGAAAACGGCAATTTGGTAAAATAAGGGATAAAAAACAGGATTCGAGAGTAAAGGAATCAACGATACTATCAAATTATCTAAACGCTACGAGCGTAATATGTAGTATTATGGCGTTTATAGTAGGAGTGCTATCAGCAGCCCCTATAAAAAGGATATTAGCATGGTTATTATCAGATGTTTAATCTTTAATTTACATAATAACAACTAAGGCTTATCACATTATTTTTTTTGATAGGGCTTTTGTATAAATATATATTTTTAAGTATTTTTGCAACCGTCAAAATCACACTAAATATAACCGTCAGAACTTACGGGTGGTACAGACGAAAGTGTACACTAATTTTAAGTTACTGATATGAAGAAATTATTATTAACTACCGTGTTGGCTATTTTAGTAATAGCAGCTACAGCACAAGAACCGCGAAAAACGTTTTGTGAAATTATTGGTACAGGTAAAGTTTTAAGTTCTAAAGTCAAAATACAAATAGACTTCGGGCAAAAAACATCTTATTTCGGGAAATACAAAACGTTTATGGTAGATGAATCCGGGAAAGAAATTGAATTTAATTCTATGGTAGACGCCATGAATTATTTAGCAAAATTTAGGTGGAAATTTGAGCAGGCATACGTTGTTACAAATGAAAATACGAATCAAAATATATATCATTGGTTATTAAGTAAAGATATAGTTTCTGATGATGAAATACGAGAAGGGATTATAACACAAAAAGATTTTGAAGACATGGAGAAAGCGGTCATGGAAGACAAAGAGAATTATAATGAAAAGGTAGAAAAGAAAATTCCTTTATTTATGCGAAATATAAAAAAGGAAAGTGATAAAGAGAATAAAGCTCAAAAGAGATATGAACCATAAGAATAGATTAACGCTCGCCAATTCTGGCGGGCGTTTTTGTTACGAAGTAACGAATCGCCTTGTCTACAAACTTTCTTTTTGTATAAACTTTAATTAACGTTTTTTTTTTTTTTGTTCAGAATTTAATGCCGACATTTGCCCCTGTCAAAATCATACACCTTATAGGTGTTTCCGGTGGGCTCGGTTATTGGCTCGAAAAAATAAAGGGGTTCTTTTCTACCCCGTTTAGTGTTATTTATATAAGGCGGTTGCCTTTCCCTTATTACATGTAACCCGGCTTTTCGGACGGTATACGGTGTATGGTTTTGACGAACAGGGAAATGGTAACCGCCTTTCCCATGTAAAATAGTCAAAACTATACACCATTATGAAAACAGAAATTAAATCCGGCACAAGCTACGTGCCTTCGTTCCGTACTGGTAGCACGGACGTAAACACAATCCAACATCGTTATTTTCAGGAACTGGAAAAAGAGTGTTCCATAAACTCGGCTTCTGATGCTTATTATTTATCTGCTATCGCCTGGTTCTGTCTTACTTTTATCTTCCCACCGGCTGTTATCGGTGCGGCTGTTTGTGTGTATCGGGCAAAGAAGGTACGGAAAGGAGGCCGAAAATGATATCTTATTTTATTAAGCTTACCGAATATAAGCCACAGAATCGAAAATGTGCTGAAATGACAGAGTTTGCAAACCAGTTTGGTAATACGCTTTGCCCTGATGAAATTTCCTTTGATGCTTTTAAAACTGAACTGGGAGCAAAGGTAAAGGAGCTGAACGAGAAATACCCTAAAACAATGCCGCTGAAAATATCTTCCGGTAGCGGGTTTATTCACATAGACCAGGACACTAAAACACATAATAACGGCTGTGATAAGCCTGTAGCCTATTTTTCCATTTACCGGGTTAAAGGAATATATAGGTTTTCAGAGCGTCCCCAGATAGAAAAGAAAGGAGGTGCTAAATGATATATACTGAATATCAACAGGTCTTACTTACTCAATTACAAAACAATGAAAAAAGGATTGAGGAAATAAAGAAGGAGCAGGAAGAAATTCAAGGGATGTTTCTACAAGAAAGTCGATTTAAACCGGATGATCTGGTACAGATTGATTATAAAATAAGCAATGCTACTTTTAAAGTTCGTGGCTGGATTTCTCGGATTACATTTTGGAGGAATTGCCCGTATTATCACCTGAATTTACCCAAGAAAGACGGCTCCCGCGGATTAAGGGTTAAAAGTATATGCGACGGGGTACTGGAAAATATAACAAGTATTTCACATGTTAAATTAGAAGACTTAAAAGGAGGTGCCAAATGAATACAAATAATCCTGATATTCTATTTTTCGTTAGACGTGAATACGGTACACCTTCCATTGAATTAAGAGCCTATAAGGTGGAGAAGGTAAACGAAGAATTTGCTTTCCTCGAACTTGAACGTTTGCGGTTAGTTGTTTTCTCCGGTGATTTTCAGTCCGTATCACTTCATCACGAGTACGGTAAAAACAACTGTTTGTATAATAGTGCTAATAATATACCGGATTTGATGAAAGACATGAAGAGGTGGCAGTTGTCGCCCATTGATAGACGTAATTACGAACGATTCAGAAAAGTCGCCCTCGGAATATACCGGCAGGCCGGAATTATTGATTTTACTACCTTAGAGACTACACCGATTAAAAACGTTTAAAGAAAGAATTAGTATGAAAGATATAGAAGTAAACGGCGCACATATCACAGATGAAAGCGCCGAGATTTTGAAACTGTGGCAAGTTAAGACGGAACCGGTGTCCGCTTGCTATATCGAAGTTATTGAGGACCTAATCGATTTTCTAATAGAGAAAGGAGATGAAAGTACACCAACAAATGAAGTGTTAAGGAGGATTCAATTATTACGCATGATGAAAAAAGACATCGAAAAGTTGTCTAATCCTTAATATGAATAATTTAGCATACCTGTTGAAAAAGGTATCCGTTAAGTTTAAGTTCCAGGTTAGGGGTTGTTTGTGCCGGGGTGGTTCCCGGCACTTTTTTATGTCCTTTTCTTCTCGTCTCTTTCTTCTCACTTTTGTAGAGACAATAAAAATCAGAAATATGACAGAAACGATAATCACGGCGGTTGTAACCGCTTTTTGTACGGGTGGTTTGACCTGGTTATTCACTCTCCGCTATACCCGTAAACAGGCGGAAGCGGATGCCATGAAGTCAGTCCAAGAGGTTTACCAGAAGCTGATCGAGGATTTGAAGAGTGACAGGCAGGATTTAAAGAAGCGTTTTGATGAACTGGATAACAAATACAAGGAGGTCCTACATAAATGTAATGAAATGGAAAAAGCAATCCAACAGAACTCCCGTGTAATGGATACTATGAAACCGTTTCTTTGTGGCGTGAAAGGTTGTCTTCAGCGCAAATCTATCACTTTTGACTATAATAACTAAAATCAATTATGAAACATGGAATCTTACACTTATTTATTTTTATTTGTCTTTCAGCTTGTTTTTGCAGTTGCCGCTCTCATCGTTCTGTTACACGTGAGACGGTTACGTCATCAACTGGAGAAGAAAAACAGACAACTATTGACGGAGTTACAGGAGTTACGCGGACAGATTCAGTCGATGAAAGACACGTACTCCAGATTTACCGGGAAGATAGTATGTATGTGCGAATCAACTACGACAGTTGCGGACGAATTAAAGAAATTGGTTTCAGCAACCGAAAAACTGAAAAACGCGCTGGAGAACATCAAAGCCAATCCTATCGGGATCATAAGGAAACTACCAGCCGGCATGAAACAGCCGTTACCCGTACATCCGACTTTAAGCAACAAAGCCAGGAAAAAGAAAAGACTGCAAACGGGTGTAGCTTATGGACGTTCCTAAAATTCATGTTTTTCTTTCTATCCTTCTGCCTGGTACATGATAACTGGGCCAGTATTAAAAACTTTATTCGCCGACTATGGAACAAATAAACCTTTATGTAGCGGTAGAACAGATGAAGCAAATTACCATTGCCGGGGGAACTTTTTCTATCAAGTTCCGGAAATGGAACCGGCAGACACGGGACGGCGGCGACATGGTGATACTCACGGCCGCTCGTTTGAGGAAAAAGGCGACGGATGAAAGCATCGAAAATTCAAGCTATAAACTATTTCTGACGGACACCACAACAGGCCGGCCGCTGAATTGCTGGGAATGTCTGGTAATGGAGTTCAACGGGAAAAGAATAACGATTTAAGTAATATGGAAATAAGACGAAGTGGTAACTTTGGAATTATAGATACCGGCAGTGACAAGGGTTTGATCTCTTTTTCTATCGGTGGCCGTGGTAAAGGTTGGGAGCCTTCCGGCATCCTGTTAAACCGGCGGGGGGCTTTCTTTTCGCGGAAGATCAGCGTAAACGGTACCTTTATCGTTCCCATGGGTGATAATAACGATATGCCCGGCGAGGTCATGCGTTTACTGGATAAATTCTACGCCGGTGAAGGTATTATGGGTAAAATAGCCGGTTTACAGTGGGGAGAAGGTCCGCGGCTGTATGAGGATGCAATCGACGAGGAGAATAACCTTTTTTACCGGCGTTGGAAACTCGATCCGGAAATAACCGCCGACCTGGAGTCGTGGGATTACACGACGGTTCTTCACCGCTCACTCGTAGACTTAACACACATGCAGGGCTTTTTTATAAAGTTTGTCCGGAACCGTGCGCCGCGTGTGGGCAATCCCGGGCGTTTGGTACGGCTGGAACATATTCCCTATCAGAAGGCCCGCCTGGTATATCCTCCCGACGGTGAGGATGAACCGCAGGAAGTGCTTGTGGGCGATTTTCCCTATCCTGATCCGGCTTATACTTACCGTTACCCGGTTTTTGATCCGGCCCACCCGTTCAAATATCCGGTTTCTGTGAAATACTATAATATCTATTCCTTTTGCAAGGATTTCATGAGTACGCCGCGTTTTCTGGGTGCGCTTGACTGGCTGGAGCTTGCCGGCGGCCTGGCCGCTATCCTGATCGCCTATAACGAAAACGCTTCGGCCATTTCCCTGCATATCGAATCTCCGCAGTCTTACTGGGATCGCGCGGAAGCACGTATAAAACAGGTTTGCGAGCGTACGGGTGAGAAATACACGGCCCAGATGCTGGAAGATTTCAAGGACGAAGCTATGGAGAAATTCGCCTCCAACATTACCGGAAGGCAGAACGCCGGGAAATACATGCACACGACTAAATTCTGGAATCCGGAAGCGAATAACTTTGAGGGCTGGACGGTGGAACCGCTGGATAAGAAGATCAAGGATTATGTGGACGCCCAGATTAAGATATCCAATAAGGCGGATGCTGCCGCCACTTCCGGCTTCGGTCTTGATCCGGTACTTTCAAACCTGATTATAGAAAACAAGCTTTCTTCCGGATCGGAGAAGTTATACAGCCTGAAAGTGTATAACGCTTCCGAAACGGCTATTCCGGATATGATCCTTTGTAAACCGTTACAGCAGTATATTAATGCCAACTTTCCGGGTACCGCTACAAAAGTAGGGCTTTATCGTACCATAGTGGAAGCGGAACAGAACGTTTCACCCTCTAACCGTATGAAAGAAAATGCGTAGTCTGTTTTTCACACCAAAACCGGAAGATGTACCGGAAGAACCGGTAAGCGGCCGGAAACCGGAAGAGAACCATGCCGATAACATCCCGGACAGGCATATAAAGGCCTGCCGGACGAAAAACGTTCATTTTGACCGGCGGATAAAATCGGAGCTGCACCTGGAAGAGTGTTTGCCCTGGCATTTTGAGAAAGGGGCGTCTTATCACTGTATCAGTCATGGGGACGTTGACAGCCTTACTTATCTTCGTGTGATCGTGAAGCAACAACCGATAGAATATGTTCTGATTTCTACTTGGTGTATGGCAATTACCGATGTTAAAGAGGTGGAAAAATGGCTGGAAAGAAAAGATATAGGACACGCGGATTTTTATGTAGGTGAAATCTTTCAAGGTTCCTATGCGGATGTTTATTTATACCTGAAAAAGGTGGCGGAACGTTTCGGATCACGTGTCTGTATCTTCCGTAACCATGCTAAAGTAATGGCCGGTTTTGGTAACGCTTTTGATTTTGTAATAGAAAGCTCGGCCAATATAAACACCAATCCACGCACGGAGCAGACCTGTATAACGATAGATACCGGGCTGGCCTGTTTTTATAAGGAGTTCTACGATGAAATAAACAATTTCACGAAAGATTTTGATAATTGGAAACCATATACACTAAAAAGAGATCGAGCAAATGACGAAGTTATTTAATAAAGGCGGTAACGGGGCCGGTGAAATAGTCCGTGTCCTGGGCCTGATAGATAATGATCTTGATTTTACCAAGTGGGAACCTATTATACCGTTGGGGATTCGGGATTTACAGGCTATCATCGGAACGGAACCCATAGACGCAGTAGAAAAGTATTACCGTGAAGATCATGCGGACGTTACGGAACCGGACGGCATGGCGGAAACTTTGCGGCTGATGCAGCAGGCGGTAGCGATGTTTACCTGGTTAAAGGTCATTCCCACTTTGGACGCACAACACGGAACGGCCGGACGTGGCAAACACCTTGGAGAGAATGAAACGGGTATGACCGCCTTACAGGAGTTCAAGGATGAAGAGAATATCCGGAACCTGGCTTATGAAGCCGTAGACGCGTTAGTGGAGCTAATGGACCGCGAAAAGTTTGATTTCTGGATGAACGGCATTAAGAAAAAGGCTATAAACCGGCTTCTAATCCAGAATAAGGAAACGTTCGATGAATATTATAATATCGGCAGTCACCGGCTTTTCTTGGTGCTTATTCCTATGATCCGGGAAGTACAGGACGGGCAGATAATACCTGTTATCACCCGGGACCGTTATAATAAACTGATTGAAGGCGATCCCGTTTTAACGGAGAAATTGCTGGAGTATGTACGCCGCCCGCTTGCACTTCTCACCATAAAAAAGGCCGTTGAACGTTTACCGGTGGAAGTTCTACCCAACGGAATCGTACAGGTACAGCAGAGCACGACCGTACGGGATAAATTGCGGGCGGAAAAAGAGGCCCGGCAATCAGTCGCTAACAGTCTGGAGCAGGATGCAGCGGCTTATCTGGATATATTGCAGGATATCATCCGTGAGCTGGATGCGCAGTCGGAAACAGGAGATTACTATATACCGGGTGTTACCGTACAATCCAAAGGAATAACTTTTTAATATCCGGACATGGAGAAGTTTATATATAATAGTAAGACGGTGGAGGTTCCTTCCTGTCTGGATGAAGTCAGCAGTGAGCAGTACCGGCAGTTTCTTATATTGTCGGTACTGATGAACCGCGGTACGATCAGCCCCGGACAGTTCCGCGTAAAATGGCTTTCTTACCTTCTGGGCATGAAAGCGGATTACACCCTGTACCGGCGTGAGATCATCCGGGAACTGGACGGCCAACTGGAAAAACTGGACGGCTTTTTCTCTTATACAACCGGTAAGGAGGGCGAGCGGATCGTTACGCCCATTCTGAAAACCGGTCGTAACCTGATGCAGGATTTCGGGGGCTGGCATGGCGTCGGTGACATGCTGAACGGTCTTACTTTCGGTAATTTTTGTGATTGCCTGGATTTGTTGCAGCAAAGCAAGCAGGCGGCGACAGAAAAGGACGATCCGGCTATAAATGAAATTTTCCAGGATATCACGTTACGACTTTACCGGTACAAGGACCCGGAGAAGATACCGGCCGTTCCTTCCTTGCTTACCATTCATGCGGTAAACTTCTTTTCCTCTGTTTGGGAAATGGTTCTTTCCGGACCGGTTTATATCAGCGGTGAAGCTATTGACTTTCGGATATTGTTCCAAAAACTGGCACCTGACGACCGGAAGGCGGACGATAAAACCGGCTGGACCGGGATAGTCTTTGAAGTGGCGGCTTCCGGCGTGTTCGGCAATAAGAAAGAGGTGGACGATACGCCCTTCTGGGATGTATTGCTTTATCTGTATAAATGTAAGTTTGAGTATTTACACCAAAAACGTAACAAGAAATGATAACAACAACAGGAACAAAAAACAAGATCAAGAAATTTGAAGGATTACGCCTGAAAGCGTATGTATGTGCTGCGGGAGTGTGTACGATCGGTTACGGTCATACGACCGGTGTAAAACCGGGTGATGTTATCACCGAGGCCCAGGCCGACGCTTTCTTTGAATCGGATATCAGGGCGGTAGAAAATCAGGTGAACGCGCTTCCCCTTCGTTTGGGACAGTACCAGTTTGACGCGATAGTAAGCTTTTGCTTTAATGTAGGTATTGGAAAATTCAAGAAATCAACGCTTTATAAGAAGATCAGAGCAGATGCGTATGATTCATCCATACCGGCAGAGTTTAAAAAGTGGATATACGGGGGCGGTAAGATTCTTCCGGGGCTTGTTACCCGCCGTGAATGGGAGGCGAAACGTTATCAGGGATTGACAATATGATAGATATAAAGGTTTACCGTGAATACTGGGAAGGCGTACAAAAACGTATTCCTGAAATAAAGAAGGTGCTGCCCGTTACCATTGACGAGGAAATGAGTAAGACGATACAGGGACTATCAAAAGAAGAATGTCCGGTGTTATTTATTCTGATCCCGTCGGGAACGGGTGCCAGCCTTTCGGCTGACAATGTGAGGGAAAATAATTTATGCGTTATTTTCCTTATGAGCAAGTACGATCCCCAACGGAAAGGGGCTTATGAGACTATCGAAGAGGTACAGCCGGTTATTGAACGTATCAAACAAATGCTGATAGAAGATTCTGCCACCGGTTGCCCTGTCACTAAGGAACTGGATTTAACCAGCCTTTCCACTCTTCCGGAATCCGGCTTTTACCGGACATTTGCAGGGTGGAGCCTGGCTTTTTCATTTAAAACAAGATGATAATGGATGCTTATGCGTGGTTCTGGTTAGCTATCATAACAGGTATTATTATAATAGGCGCAAATGATGCGTTATGTACCTATTGGAAATATAAATATACCTCAAACAAGAAAAATGAAACTGTTAAGAACAAATCCGGGGAAAGGCACATTATTTCCGGATTTTCAAAAAAATGAATAACTGAATGGCCGAGAATTTTAAAACGGATTTCTTTACCGACCGGATCGGGCGTGGAATACAGGACATATTTCAAGCCCAACTGGATATCGCTACCAAACGGATTTACCAGAAAGGCCGTGAACGTAAGAAGGTACAGGGAACCGGGGAGATCATACAAGGGCGGTCCGGTGCATTAATGGCCGCACTACAGAACCCGAATTATTCGGTCGTTCCGGACGGCGAAGGGGTAATCGCACGTTCTAACCTCCCATTATATACCCGTTTCCTGGATATGAAGAAACACGGTAATTACCAGATTTATAACCGGCAGATATACGGGATTCTGTATCATGATACACTCGGGAAGATTAAATATGAATATCAGGATTATATAAGGGAAAGGGTAAAAGAAATGTTTGCCAATTCGCTAAAATAGATAATAAAATTAATACCTAAATATTTGGAGGTAATGATTTTATTACCTATCTTTGTATCAGTAACCAATAAGACAAAGTTTATGCCTGAAATTTGTAGATTCTTCGGTATTATTATCTTCCTCTATTGGAAAGATCATAATCCACCGCATCTCCATTTTACTTATGGTGATTATGAATGTTCTATTAGCGTATTGGACCGGATTGTAGACGGTCAGGCTCCAGCTAAAGTTATCGCAAAGGTTAATGAATGGATTAATTTGCACGAGGCAGAAATACTTTCTCTCTGGGAGAAGGCTCAAAAAGGAGAAAAAATAGATAAAATAGAACCATTAAAATAAACAGCTTATGTTACGAGTGATAGATGTTGATTATATCAGGAATTACGAGCTTCTTGTTACTTTTAATGACGGGAATAAAAAGCTCGTGAATCTGGAACCTTATCTTACTGGTGAGGTTTTCGGGGAGTTGTTGGATAAGGAAAAATTTGTTCAATATGGTTTAACCCGTGCCACTATTGAATGGGCCAATGGTGCGGACCTTGCACCGGAGTTTTTATATGAAATAGGTATAGCTGCATAAATCTTAGCTGTTATGAATGAGGATATTATTAAAAAAGTGGATAAAGTGTGGCTTACTGATACGGCTATCTGTATACGTACTTCCGACGGTAGGGAGGCAAGTGAACAATTTGCCGATGTTCAGAGGTTAAACCGGGCTACTCCGGAACAAAGGAGTAATTATAAAGTAACTCCTTATGGGATATATTGGCCGGAACTTGATGAAAACTTGAGCTTTGAAGTTTTTTTTTCTGAAAAGCAAAATAATGTGTTATATGATTTATTCATAGCACATCCGGAACTTAATGCATCAGCTATTGCTCGACGGCTGGGAATGTCACAAAGTTTATTTGCCCAATATATAAGCGGAACAAAGAAACCTTCACAGGAGCGCGTAAACCTTATATTAGAGACTATTAAAAATATAGGGCGTGAATTAGTTTCTGCTCAATTTTGATAATATGGCCTGTGACAAGATTTTATTTTTCATACTTCATAAAGAAAGAACCTCACAACATCCGGTATATTACTTCGTGAGAAATGATATATCAATTAAGCCCGGCCCAATTCGGGCGGGCTTATTTCCAATTATTTATTACTTGTATCTTATAGTAATTATATGACATATGAAGATATTTTATTTCTGATCGGCTTTTTCCTGGTAATAGTTTTTTTCGTAGGATGTAAGCATAAACCGGCTACTTTATCCGGGTGGCTTGCTTTTGCCCTTCTTTCCTTTACTGTGACTCCTCTTATATCGGTTCCTTTAACCTGGTATGTTTGCCGGAGAATGGATCGGGCTACAATTAAGGAGAAAGGATATTTTGATCCTTCGGACCTTACCTTTAAGAAATAGAAATAGTTTTCTTTTTATATAATAAGCCTGTAGAATGATTCTACGGGCTTTTTGAATGTCCTTTTCCGCCACTTTTCATCCGGATAATTTTGCCTTATAAAATTTAAGTTGTATGGCAAAATTAAAACCTGATTATATCGAATGGGTGTTAACCCTGAACGCCTCCGATGCGCAGAAGGAAATACATAATCTTTCAGAAAAGAACAAAGAGCTCCGGGATAGCAATAAGGATATTAAAAAGGCTATGACCGACTTAATCGCCACCGGTAAAACAGGTGGTAAACAGTGGAAAAGGCTGAATGAGCAACTAAAAGAAAATAATAAGACGATCGGCGAAAATAACAAGAAGATTGCCGAATGTGAGAAACGGCTGGATAAAACTACGATGAGTGCTAACCAGCTGGCCAGGAAAGCGAACGCTTTGCGGAAAGAACTTCGTGATACGGTGAAATCCTTGCAGCCGGAAAGATATGCCGCCCTGGAGAAGGAACTGCTGGAAGTAGAGAAGGCATACGGGCAGGCTACGAAAAAGGCGGAAGGCTTCGGCAGCTCCATTCTTTCCCTGAATAAGATAAAAACAGTCCTGGCCGGTGTGCTTGTCACTATCGGTGCGATGATAACCGGACAGATTGTCGGAGGGTTCCGAAATGCGATCGGCACTATTATAGAGTTTGAGAAGAAAAACAGTACTTTGGCCGCTGTCTTGGGAACGACGAAAAAGAGTATCAAGGATTTAACGGATGATGCACGCCGGCTGGGCTCCACAACTTCCTATACAGCCGCCCAGGTCACGGAACTTCAGATAGAGCTTGCCAAACTGGGATTTTTCAAAGAGGATATTAAAGCGATGACACCTTCCGTGTTGAAGTTTGCCAAGGCAGTGGATACGGATCTTGCCTCGGCTGCCACGCTTGCCGGTGCAACATTACGTATCTTCAATCTTGATGCGGAAGATACGGAACGTGCTGTTTCTACTATGACTATGGGATGTAACGCCTCCGCTTTAAGTTTTGAATACTTAAATACGGCCATGGCCATTGTCGGTCCGGTTGCCAATTCTTTCGGTTTTACGATTGAAGAAACTACCGCCCTTTTGGGCGCCTTGTCAAACAGTGGTTTCGACGCTTCATCGGCAGCAACGGCAACACGTAATATTTTGCTAAACCTGGCTGACAGCAGCGGTAAACTTGCTCTTGCGCTTGGTGGTCCTGTGGATAACCTGGAAGGTCTTGTCAATGGCCTGAAAAAGTTGAATAGCGAAGGTATAGACCTTAATAAGGCACTGGATTTAACGGATAAACGCTCTGTTGCCGCATTTAATACCTTTTTAAACGGTGCTGATACCGTTCTAAGTCTTCGTGATGCAGTAACGGGAGCCGAAGAGGAATTTAATGCCATGGCGGAAGAAATGGGTGATAATGTACAAGGCTCCCTCAATACATTAAGTTCAACTATCGAAGGGGTAGTTTTACGTTTCTATGAATCAAAGGGTATTCTCCGGGATTTAATAGACCTTGTTACGCTTATGGTGGAAGGTGTGGGTGGTATGATTGACATGTTTAATAAATGGAGTGTCGTCACTTATACCGTTACCGCTTATCTGGTTTCTTACTATGGAGGACTGAAAATCGCTACCATGTGGCACGCCCGTTTTAAAACGGCGACACTTGCTTCGGTCGTTGCAGAGAAAGCGCATGCCGTACAACTTTATATCAGCCGGGCGGCTACTCTGACTTATGCGGCAACCCAGGCACTATTACACAAAAATACTACCAGATGTACCGCTGCTCTCCGGTTAATGCGGATCGAACTTTTGAAGAATCCATATACGGCCCTACTGGCGTTACTCGTGGCAGCCGGGGTCGCTATTTACCAGCTTGCAAAGAAAACGGAACAGGCTTCGGCCGTGATTAAGACCCACCAGGAAATCGTAAAGAAAGTGAATGAAGAGTATTCCGGGCAGGAAGCAAAAATAAGAACACTTGTAGCTGCTATCAATGACGAGAACCTTTCCAACTACACCCGTAAACAAAGGCTCGCGGAATTAAAGGAACTGATACCGGATTATAATGCGGAATTGAATGAAGAAGGCAGGCTCATTTACAATAACAAAGAGGCCATAGATCAATATTTAGCTTCCTTGGAAAAACAAATCAAGTTGAAAGCTTACCAGGAGGAGCTGGAAGAATTGTACAAGAAAAAAAGGAACCTTGAAAGCCAGGAATCCGAGCAAAGCGACGCTTACTGGGACACCCGCCAGCAAAATACATTGTCAGGATATAACCGGAACAGTCTTACCGCTAAAATAAACCGTTTATTTGGTACAGAAAAAGAGGCTAACCAGTTGAAAGCTCTACAAACAACACAGAAGGATTTGGCCGGTATAGAATCAGCAATCGCCCAGATCAATAATGATATCTTAAAAACAGAGGCGACGGCCACTTCATTAACCGGAACCAATAAAGAAAATATAAATACTGAAACATCCCTTATAAAGAAACTGGAGGCCGAAAAGAAAAAGGTTCAGGAACAGTGGGCGGAAGACAGCGAAGCGAATATCGCCAAGAAAAACAAGGAAATAGAACGTATCGACACCGAAATAAAACGTTTAAACGAACTGGGGAAAGTCAAAAAGAAAGCGGAAGCCGGGGAGTATAAAAATACAGAAACGGACGCTACATTAAAACCTCTGGAGATCGAGCATGAAAAACGTATGCTTCTAATCAAAAAGAACCGGGAAAAGGAAAATAAGACGGAATCCCAATACATTCTCGAAGGAACAGCGGAAAACCTTCGCTATTACCGGGAACGTATCGACGCACTCCAGAAGCTGGAAGCAAAAACGCCGGCCCAGAAGAAGAAGTTACTCGATGAAATCCACAAGCTCGAAACAGAAGCACAGACGGCCATTTTTACGGAAACCGGCAAGCAGGAGGACGCCCGTATAAAACTGGCACAGGAGAAACGGGACGAACGGTTAAAGATTGAAACCGCCTATTACAATGTCCAGAAGGACACCATGGAAAAAGCGGTATTAAGCCAGAGTGTCACGCAGGAAGCGGCCGACGCCTATATGTTGGAAGTTGAAGCGGAACACGCCGCGGAACTCTTGGAGATAAACCGTACTTACCTGGATGATGTAAACGCCCTGGAGATCGCCAGTAAACAAAAACGTATAGATACCGTTACGGAAGCAGCCGACACCGTACGTGAAAGCGAGATGCAGCTGCTACGTGACCAGGCGGCCATTGCTCAAAAGGTGCGTGACATAACTTCCGTTCCGGTAGGAATAAACGGTATGCAGGAGGCACACCGGAAGCAGGTTCAGGATGTAGAAACGACGTATAATACCATAATTGAGATAGCGAGACGGGCGGGAATTTCTACTGTTGGTTTGGAGAAACAGAAGCAGCAGGAAATTAGCCAGCTTGAATTTGAATACCAGAATAGTTTATATCAGATTCAATCCCAGATCGGTGTATCATGGGCGCAGGAATACCAGAATGAACTGGCCCTGTTAAAGAATCTGCACGATCAGGAATTAATAGACGAAAAGACATACCAGCGTAAAAAACTGCAAATGCAGATGAATAACGCTAAAAAATACTTTGACTATTATTCCGGTCTTTCCTCTTCCATGGTGGACGCTATTCAACAGGCCGAAATCGACCAGGTGGAAGCGAAATACGATGTTCTCATACAGGAAGCCGAGAACAACGGGGAAGATACTGCCGCCTTGGAAGAAGAGAAGGAAAATAAGAAACTGGAGATTCAAAAGAAGTATGCGGATGTAAACTTTGCTATCAAGTGTTCCCAGATTATAGCCGATACGGCCGTTTCGATTATGAAGGCGTACGCGGACCTCGGGCCGATCGCCGGAACCGTTGCTGCAGTAATGCTTGCGGCTACCGGTGTGGCCCAGCTTGCATCGGCCAAAGCAGAACGGGACAGGATTAAAAACATGTCCTTGAAAAACACCACCGGCAGTAAGACCGCCACGGCTGAACGTGTTGTTTCGGGTTCTTCCGGCGGCGGGTATTATGAAGGCGGTTACACCGGTCCCGGCGGACGCTATGAAGTGGCCGGCGTGGTTCATAAGGGGGAATATGTGGTACCACAACCGGAAATGAATAATCCTAAAGTGATCGACGCCGTTAGCACTATCGAGGCGATCAGGCGGCAGCGTACCAATGCCAACCCGTTACCACAGAATCCGGGTGAATATTATGAAGGCGGTTACGTCACTTCTCCTGCAGGGGATTCTTCCTACCGGGAGTTCCTGGAAGCTGCAAAGGAACTTCGCGCATCCTGTGAGGCTATCAAATTGATAAAGGCCTATATCGTTTACCAGGATTTGGAGAAGGCCAAAGAAACTATAGATAACGCCCGCGACACCTTTACACGCGGAAAATAA